CTCTAATAAAAGGCTGAAACAATATTCCGCTCGTATTTCATTGGGATATACAGAAAAGAGCTTGGAAGAAGAAAGAACCAACATCTGCCTTAGTCAAGGCTTATCAAGGAATTGTTGAATTTAAAATTATATATTATGCCACTTATTAAAAAAGCAAACGAATTGGTAATACCGACTACTATCAAAATGATGGTATACGGTCAAGCGGGTATGAGAAAAACAACAACCGCTTTGAGTGCCCCCAAACCTTTATTACTGGACTTCGATAACGGTGTGAAGCGTGTGAACATGTCCCACTTGGATGGAGTTGATATTGTACAGATAACATCGTGGACGGACGTCCAGCAGGTTCTGCAAGAAGATTTGTCCAGTTATCAGACAATAGTAATAGACACCATCGGCAAGATGATGGATTATATCATTTCTTACAAATGCGGCACAAGGCAACCACAGATAAGAGATTGGGGTGGCATTAACCAAGAGTTTAGCGGATTTGTACGTAATTTATCCAATTTGAACAAAAACATCATCTTCGTTGCCCACCGTGATACACGGAAAGAAGGTGACGATACAGTATTTATTCCGGCTTTGCGTGAGAAGTCCTACAACTCTATTGTTACCGAACTTGACTTATTGGGCTACATGGAAGCCAAGAACGAGAATGGTAGAGTTAAGTGTACAATCACTTTTGACCCGACCAACAGAAATGACGGAAAGAACACCTGTAACCTGCCAAGTGTGATGGAAGTTCCCACAAATTTGGATGCCAACGGTAATCCGACTGCAAAGAATGATTTTATCACCACACAAGTGATTAATCCTTATCTTGCAATGCTGCAAGTAAAGAAAGCCGAGATTGACAAATACAACAAGGTGATAGAGGAAATCAAAGAAAGTATCGAATTTATAACTGATGCTAAGTCCGCTAATGAGTTCGCCTCTCATATTAATGAGTTTGAACACGTTGGTAGTTCTTTGGTGATGGCGAGAAGTTTGTTTGCTGCAAAGGTAAAGGCTTTGGGACTGATATTCAATAAGGAAACTAAAATCTACTCAGATGCAGCCTAATTATCGTATATATGCAACATTATTGGATTCTTACTTCAATTACCTTAATAGCGATGTCATATATGAGCGTTATTATGGGTGGAGTGAGAATCCACCATGTACGGAAGACGAGTTTCGGCAGAAGCAGTTTCAAGAACTGATAGACCGTATTAACCGCAAACCGTTTGATAGTGAAGCGGCAGACAAGGGAACAGCCTTTAATGAGGTTATTGACTGTATGATTGAAAATCGGAAATCCGAAACTGTGCAGGTTGAAAAGGTATATAAGGTAATACGCGAAGGAGCTTGTGATGAAACAGGTAAACCTTTGTATTACGATGAGGTTCAGACCAACGAGGTTATAGGTTTGAAAGCTACCTATAATAATCGTGTTTTTACTTTCCCAATCTCACTTTGCCGAGAGTTTTCCGGTTACTTCAAAGGAGCATTAACCCAACAAAGAGTAGAAGCGATTCTTCCAACCGCATACGGCAATGTTTTGGTTTATGGGGTAATTGACGAGCTGATGCCGGCCAGCGTCCACGACATCAAAACAACCGGAAGCTATACCGTAGGGAAGTTCAAAGACCACCACCAACATTTGGTTTATCCATACGCTTTGATGAAGAACGGTTCGGATGTGCGGACATTTGAGTACAACATTGTAGAGTTCAACAAAGGCGGTTATGTGATAGATACCTATACAGAAACATACGTTTTCAATCCTGAACGTGATATTCCTATTCTTACTAATCATTGTGAGGAGTTTATCCGGTTCTTGGAAGAAAACAGAGAACTTATAACCGATAAAAAGATATTTGGAGGAGAAAATTAATGGCAAACCAAATAACCGGACGGATAATCGAAATCGGACAAACTGTTCAAATACCATCCAAAAACGGTGGTTCCTCGTTTACAAAACGGGAGTTCATTTTAGATGCTACCACTTACGACCCTTATACGGGAGAGCGTAGCGAGTATGAGAATGTTATTCCCTTAGAGTTTTCAGGCGATAAGTGTGCAGAACTTGACCGCTTTAATCAGGGTGATGTTGTTACTGTATCATTTGTCTTACAAGGACGTTCTTGGACGAATCAAGACGGAGAACTCAAACGTATGGCATCTATTCGGTGCTACAAAATAGATGCGCGTGGTGGTGTATCGCAATCCCAACAAACAACATCGGTACAACAGCCAGCGCCACAGTCGACCTATCAGCAACAGCCGCAGAATTTCCCGCCTCCGGTTGATGCTAATGGCAATGTAAAGGACGATTTACCTTTTTAGCGTATGCTGTTCGACTTGAAGAATGAATATCAAATACCCAAGTTCAAGGAGTATGTAAACAAGCTGTTTAGTGAACGTGCGGTGGTGGAAGTGAAAAAGAAACTACCTAACCGCACGCTTGCCCAAAACAGCTACTTGCATCTTCTTTTAGGGTATTTCGGTAGTGAGTACGGTTGCAGTCTCAACGAAGCAAAAATTGATTTTTATAAGAGGACTTGCAACCGTGATTTGTTTGAACGTAAGATGGTCAACAAGAAAGGCAATGAAGTAACCTATTTGCGCAGTTCTGCCGAACTGACAACAGGTGAAATGACTTTGAGTATTGACCGTTTCCGAAATTGGAGTGCATCTGTCGCTGGTATCTACTTACCAGCAGCTAACGAACAACAAATGCTTATTTACGCACAACAAGAAATCGAACGTAATAAAGAGTTTATTTAAAATATTGAGATTATGAAGAATATTAGCGAAATGACAGAGCAAGAAATAATCGCTTTGTCGGACGAAGATGTCCAAAAAATGATAAAACTCCGCATGATGGAGGAAGGCATTAAACTTTTAGATAAACCGAAAGTTCCAGAATTGTTCGAGATTGAACCTGCCGACACACAGTATTTCTCTATCCCACTTTTGGATGGTTTTGCTTTTACTGACATTGAGGAAGCTACTAAGGTTGCGGAAATCCTGAAAAGTGCAAAGTCTTTACGAAAAGTTGATTACGATTGGAATAGACTTGGAAGTGAATACAAGTACCTTAAAAAGAGTGAACGATACAAGTTCAACGGGAACTCAGATTTTGATATTCTTTCAGGCTGGGCTTACTCCAATGAACTATATGCTAAGATTTCAAATTTTGCCGCACAGAACAAGGTAATGAAAGAACAAGCGGAGAAAGATAAAAAGGAATACGAAAAGCAACTTTCCGAATCGGCTGAATTAGTACAGGAGATAACAGAACGTGTTCGTGAGGTTCGCAACAAATACGACCGTCTTGAAACGCTTTCTTGCAAGTTTGCCACTGATTACTATCCGTTGTCCGACAATAACGAAGATATGGCAATGAAGTTCATGGTAAAGGCATACTCTTTAAATGACGAAGAACAATCGTTTGTACGCTCTAATTACAAGAAGCACTTGTTAAACAATGTACAATAAAGAATTTCTATGATAGAAACAAGAAAAACAGAAATCAGGTATGTGACATCTGACCCGAAAAAGATGCTCAACATGTACCTTGCAAAACGTGTCCTCAAAACATGGGAGGAGTCTTTCATTGATGAAGATACAGGTGAAACAGTAATCATCGAACGGAATGAAATTCTTTTTGACCGTGGCACGCTGATAGACCAAGACACTTTGGCGAAAATTCGTTTCAGTATGGAAGCTGACGGCATCAAGGAAGTGGAAGTCAGCAACCAGAACCGCTTGGCATTCGAGAACGAGAACAAATTCTTATATCCCTATCTTGCACAGGCACAAATAGGGGACAAGAAACATAAGTTCCTGCTGTATGCCACCGGATTGGAGAATTCTTGTAGTATCTTGAAAGATTACATCGAACTAAACTATATGTTCGGATTCACCTTGACAATGGTCAAGGAATTCGATTCTTGCGTGATTCTTACTGACAATTTGAAAGAACGCAAGATAGATGATGCCACCCTCGAAGAATTAAAAGATACATTCCTTTTAAACGATTCTGTAACGGAAGAAGATGAAGAAGAGGGAGATTCCAAGCCCAATGAAAAGAAATTCTATCAGATTGAGACGAAAATCACATTCACGGAAGGGGAGAATGAAGACGAAAGAGTCCAAACCTTTGTCGTGAACACCTTCAACGTTGACAGAGCGATGATGCTTATTACCCACTATCTCAAAAACAAAGAGGAAGAATGTGAGAAACAAGCCAAAGAAAAGGGATATGAGTTCAAAAAGAGAGAAATTCACACGGCTATTGAATCAACCAAACCTATTCCGGTCGGGCGGTTTATTCCGAAAGAGTTTTCAATGGCTTATATGGAATAACTTTGTTAACCTGCCTGTCCGGTCTGTGAAGATGGGGCGGGCGAAAATGGGGGTGCGCAGTGGAGTGCTTTTGACTTTCGAGAGGTGCACATGGTAGAAAGTACGGTACGTGAGATATAAGGAGTAATTAACCTTAGAAGTAGCGCAAAAGGATAAGTCCTTAATTGGGTGTTCGAATCGCCCCATCTCCACATAAATGTGAGCCACACATAAATGGCAAGGGTTAGTAAATAATGGTTGTGCCCCGGAGAATACGCTTCGGGGCTTTAATAAAAAACAGCATGGAAACAAAAGAAATTACCAAGACTATTTACATTGCAAATGACGGGAAAGAGTTCTTAACGAAAGAAGATTGCGAAAAGCATGAAAGGTTTGTTGAAGAAATACTTTCACGTATTAAGTATTTCTGTATCAGATGTAATCCTGACTTAACAGAAACAGGAAATTTCTCTCATAAAATATATGTGGCTGTGTTTTCTAAACATTACCTATATAAAGATATTGCATTTCAATGGGCTTTAAAGAAGTTTGGTACTTACTTAGGGGAAAGCGTAATGGGATATGGCTTCCAACCCCATTTTAATGTAAGCGAAGTTTCTAAAGAAGAATATGAAGAATGCCCTGCTACTGTTTGGGGAGGCACTCCATTGAAGAGTGAGAAAATATTCCTTAGTCCTAAATCAGTAGAGGGATTTCCTGAAAACATTGACTACATGAAAGAATGGGGATTTAAATAATGCCATACTACATAAAACGAACAAAGGCCAAGAAGAAAGACAAGCCTTTACCTCTGTTTGATAAAGCAGGGGTGACAGTGAAGAAGAAGCCGGATTTGAAAGCTAAGCTCGACAAGGAGTTTTCCCTTTTTATCCGGCTTCGTGATGCAATGCCAAACGGGTATTTTAGATGTATCTCGTGTGGACAGATAAAGCCGTTTACACAAGCAGACTGTGGTCACTATTTCAGTCGTACACATTTGGCAACACGGTTTGATGAGAATAATTGCCATGCCGAATGCCGGCACTGTTTAACACCGGATTCTCTCGTCTTAATGAAAGATTTTATATGGAAACAGCTTGGTGAAATTAGTGTTGGTGAAGAAATATTTGCTTTTGACGAAGAAGTAATTTATAAAACTTCACGAAGATATAAGGTTGGAAGGGTTACACACATAGAACGTGATATTCAAGATGTGTATGAGGTAGAGTTAGAGAATGGAGATAAAATGAAGACAACTGCTAACCATAAATGGCTCGCAAGGGCAAGACAAGGAACTTCATACACATGGATTGAAACACAAGAAATGTGGGTTAATGGCGTAAATCTTCATGGGAAGCACAAGACCGGACCTCATACAGATAGGACTACGACCATTGTCTGTAAACCATTTCAAGTAATACAACAAGAAAAATCCTATGAAAGCGGATGGATTGCGGGAATGATTGATGCTGACGAACATATTTGTCAACAGAATATTTCTAATCCAGATGGGACGAAACGCTATGGTTTTCGTGTCGGTATAGCCCAATGTGAGAAGTACATGGATATTTGCTCTGAAATAAAACGCTTACTTGAAAAGTTCACAGGAAATAATAAAACTTGTCGGCAGATGATGGAAGATTCAAATAGGCGTGGCACGTTTAAAAAAACGTATCAATCTTGGCAATTTCTTATAACAGGTACAAACATAGAGAAGCTCCAATTTTTAATGCGTGTTCGTCCGCATAAAATTGAAAAGGTGGATATTGAAAAACTTGGCAAACTAAAATCTCAATATGATACCAAAGTGAAAAGTATCAAATATATAGGTAAAGAGGAGATTGTCGTGATGGAAACGGATACGCGTACTTTCATTGCTAACGGCTATGCCATGCACAACTGCAACAGATTCAAAGCTGACCATTTGGAAGGCTATCGGGTGAATCTAATTGCTAAAATAGGTCAACAGAAATTTGATTTGCTGAAGGTGAAAGCTGCCGGCACTTCCAAAATGACTGATTTTGAGTATGAACAGCTAATCAAGTATTACAAAGCACTTAATAAAAAGTTACGAAAGGAGAAAGGGCTATGAGTTATGTATTACGAGATTACCAACAGAAAGCCTCTGATGCTGCCGTTTCTTTCTTCAATAACAAGGCGAAGAAAATAAATGCCATTATGGTGTTACCTACGGGCAGCGGAAAGTCGCTTATCATAGCGGATATAGCCGCAAGGCTTGACGGTCATACCTTGGTGTTCCAGCCCTCGAAGGAAATACTCGAACAGAATTTCAAGAAACTCTGTTCATACGGTATTCTTGATTGCAGCATCTATTCTGCATCCTTTAACTCAAAAGAAATAAGCCGGATAACATTCGCCACCATCGGCAGTGTGAAGAATCATCCCGAACTGTTCACCCACTTCAAGAACATCATCGTGGACGAATGCCACCTTGTTAACCCTAAAGAGGGTATGTACAAAGATTTTTTTGATGCGGTGAAGTGTAAGGTTCTTGGACTGACAGCTACACCGTATCGTTTAAGTTCCAGCCGTGACTTTGGTTCTATGTTGAAATTTATCACCCGGACAAAGCCTCATGTCTTTTCAGAGGTCATTTATCATGTACAGGTATCAACCCTATTAGATATGGGCTATTTGGCGAAGTTGAATTACTATCCAATGAATCCTTCGGGATGGAACGAACTTAACTTGAAAGTAAATACTACTGGTGCCGACTATACAGATAGGTCAGTTCAAAGAGAATATGAACGGATAGACTTTTACGGCTATCTCGTTCATATTGTCCAAAGACTGATGAATCCCAAAGCCGGAGGAAAACGGAAAGGTATTTTAGTCTTTACCCGTTTTCTGAAAGAAGCGGAGCGGCTTACCTGGTCTATACCCGGAGCCGCAATCGTTTCGGGTGACACCCCAAAAGGTGAGCGCGAAAGGATACTTGAAGCATTCAAGGCTGGTGAAATTTCGGTAGTGGCGAATGTCGGGGTATTAACCACCGGCTTTGACTATCCGGAACTTGATACAGTCGTTATGGCACGTCCTACAATGTCACTTGCTATGTGGTATCAGATAGTCGGTCGTGCCATCCGCCCGCATCCTTCCAAAGAATGTGGCTGGATTGTGGATTTATGCGGTAATATCAAACGTTTCGGAGAGGTGTCGGACTTACGGTTGTTTGATAGTGGAAATGGGAAATGGGCAGTTTACTCGAAAGGAAGGCAATTAACAAACGTGAGATTCTAAAACTATGGACGAAGGATTTTTGAGGCTAAGCCGCAGGTTTTTCTCGAATGAAATGTGGAATGAAGCCCGTACTTTTAGCAGTTGTGAAGCGTGGTTAGACTTAATCCAGTCTGCACGATTTGAGGCAACGCCCCGAAAGGAGAGTATCGGAGGTCGAGAAATCTCTTATTCAAGAGGTCAATATCCTGCATCCATAAGATTTTTATCTCAACGCTGGAAATGGTCTGAAAAGAAAGTGCGTTCCTTTCTTGTACATCTTAAGAAAAAAGGTATGATAACTGTTGAGTGCAATCAGGGAATGAACCTTATAACCCTATGTAAATATGAAGAATATAATCCAATGGGCACAAGTAAGGGCACATGCAAGGGCACAGATATTGAAAAGAAAATCAAAGAATTACAGTCCGAATGGGCACAGCTAAGGGCACAACTTGGGGCACAGTCTGTGAACAACAATCTGCCGCAATCCGAACTTTTGCAAAAATCAGGGCACACGGAGGGCACAAATACAAAGAAAGAAGAAGAAAGAGAGTATATAGATATATCTTCCCAGCAAAAGAAAGAAAATACTCCTGACGGAGTATCAAAGAAAGACAAGCTTTCTTCGCCCTCTCTTTCTGAAAAGATTGATTACAGCGGATTGATGGAATACTATAATTCCACATTCAAAGATAGACTCCAGCAGATAAAATCAATGACCGATGTGAGAAAAAAGGCTGTAAAAGCCCGGATAGCCCAATATGGAAAAGAGTCAGTGAGGACTGTTTTCAATCTCATTCTTCAATCCCCATTTCTGCTGGGAGCTAATGACCGCAATTGGAAATGTGACTTTGATTGGATTTTCAAACAAGCAAACTTTACTAAAATATTGGAAGGAAACTATAATGGGACAAGACTTAGTAAAAATCAACAGGATAGCGAGCAGCGAAAACGTGATTCAGTTCTTGCAGTCGCTACAACAGTCAGAGAAGCTGCCGCAAAAAAAAGAAAGGAACTTGAAGCAGAGGGCGTTATTGAATAAATATCCTGACCCTGCACAATTCATACTTGATTACAATCCAGATTTGCAGTTCAAAATTGTCAGGTGTAAGGCGACTCACTCCGATTTAGCCATGAATTTTTCTATACCTACATTAGGATTATTGGCTTCGACTTATGGAGATGAAACTCCTTTAGAATGGTTGAAAATTCAATTCGGTACACTCAATGACTTCGCAGAGGTATCTACCAAGATTGCTAAGGAGCAGCTTAATGAGTTAGCAGAGATATTTATTTCTGAGTATTATTACCTTAATGCAGCTGAGATATGCTTTTTCATTGCACGGTTTAAGTCTGGGAAATACGGACGATTCTATGGAGCTATAGACCCGATGAAGATTACAAGCGCTATGCTTGACTATATCAAGGAACGCCGCATTGACATTGAGCGTTACGAACGTGAGCAATACCGACTACAGCGCCAAAAGGAGATAGAAGAGCGCGGTAGCAACGGAATTTCCTATGTCGAGTATCTTGAACGTGAACGTAAGCTTGTGGAAAGTGGAGATGCAGAAGCCATGAAACGAGCGGCAAATCGTGTATGTAGTATCAGTTTACGTAAGTAGTGGCGAAAGCATAAATTTGACAATAATATGAGACTTACAATATGTTGGACGACAAGAGGCAGGCAAAGACGCTTTTACTATGATATATGCAAAAAGTTTGGCATATCGGATTACATGAGTGTTAATCATGAGACGCCATGCGATATAAGGGATGAAGATATGGAACTGTTAAAGGAATGCGAAAAACGAGGGTTTATCCAAATAAGAAACAAACGGTAAATAATCATGGACATAGAGATTGAAAAGAAAATCGAACAATTGGAGTGGCAGCGTGACAATGCAATGCGCATACGCTGCCCGTTGGTGGCAAGGAAGTATCAGCGCATGATTGATGAACTTGCAACAGAGAGCAGAAACAAGAGTATGAACAAGGCAGAATACGCAAGACAATGACTACCGATGCAGCAACCAAGATAATCAGCAAGTATGAGAACCTTGTGGTACTCTGCACTTATAACATATTGCTCACGAACGACATCTGTTGCGGGCAGGTTATAGAGTGTCTGCATGCGATGAAGAGAACGCCTTATTACAAACAGGTATTCAAGCGGTATTTGAATGATGCCGATAAAGCAAGAAAGGAATACGAGCGTACTGTAAACAGCGTTATCGGTTCAGACCGGAGCGAGTTTTTCGCCGACTGCAACGACAAGTACACGGAAGAAGTGAACAAGCACGTGGATATGCTGTATTGGCAGTTCAAGCAGGTTCTCGACGATAATGGCATATCCCATTCCGCAGAGATTGCAAGGTTCGAACTTGCAAGGACATTGTGTGATTACGCCTGCATCCAGTTTGACGAAAGGATTAAAGAGCTTCGGAAGAAAGATGCACGGTTCAACGGGTTTACGTTGGAATACCTGAAACTTTCCAATGTGGCAAGGATGATGAACCTTGCTTCCGACTGTTTGAAAATCGGGAAAACGGTCAATATGAACACAGAGCGGTGCACAGCAGCGTTTGATGTGCTGGTAAGAAAGCTGTCGGATGCGGATAATATTGCCAACGCGATAAAAGTTTAGTGAGATGAAACTTATTTATAACCTTATAACCCTCCTCATGGACTGGCTTTCGGTAGAGGTCGGAGCGGATGAAGAGTGGTTCTGAAATAGAAAAATATGCAATGAAAAATGAAAAACTCATATTAGATGCCTGCTGCGGCAGTAGAATGTTTTGGTTTGACAAGCATAACCCACTTACCTTATTTGTTGATAAACGTTCGGAAACACTTACGGCCAAGGACAGAGGCAAGACAAGGGTCATAGAAATAAAGCCGGATGTAATAGCCGATTTCACCAACCTTCCATTTGAGGACAATTCTTTCTACATGGTAGTATTCGACCCACCGCACCTGAAAACACTTGGTGAAACCTCATGGATGGCTAAGAAGTACGGTAAACTGCCAAAAGACTGGCAGACACTCATACTTGACGGATTTACTGAGTGTATGCGCGTCTTAAAGCCTAACGGAACACTCATTTTCAAATGGAACGAGAATGAGATAAAAGCTGCGGAAGTTTTGTCTGTTATCCCGTTCAAACCTCTTTTCGGGCATACCACCGGAAGACAGAGCAAAACAATATGGATGTGTTTTATGAAGCAATAAAATAGTATGAACACCCATTATATCAAGACATCATGGTGCAAAATGTGTGTTTCGGAAGACAATCGGAAACGGAATGAAAGAAAGAAATGAAAACAGTTAAACTTTCTAATTTAAAAGTCGGCGACCTTTTCATCCATAAAGGAACGGTGTACGAGATTATTACAAAGAGTAAGTGGACTTCCCAATGTAGGTATCTAAATGATAAATATCGCTTTGGTGGTTGGTGTCAATACTTGTATTGTGATTTTAGTAATTACACAAAAGTGAAAATTTAATATTAACATATTGATTATGAAGCAGACAACTATCCCCGCTTTTAAATACTGGCTCCGGATACACGGCTTTCGCTTAGAACGGTTCGGTACTGGAACAAAAAACAATCCAATCAAGATTAAATCAAGAAAAAGAAATAATATATGAAACAGACAATAAAAGAAGCAGCAAGGGAAGCAATTCATAAGCATTATAATTGTAATGGAACCTATCCATGTTCAGAACGTGAATATTGCGAACATTGTAACGGTCATAATACAGCATTCGATTGTTGCGAATGTGGTGCAGATGAATTTAAAGAAGGATTTATTGCCGGTGCGAACTGGCATATCAACAGCGTGTGGCACAAGACTAAAGATGAAGTGCCACAAGCTCATGGAGAATACAAAAATGAACATTATCCGCAGATACCATGCCTTGTATATGGGAAATTAAGCACTGGAACTGGTTACGGTGTCCGCTATTGGAATGTAACAGAGCAGTGCTGGGACGATGAAGAGTGCGATGATTACGAGTGTTCCAAAGATGCCATTGAAGAATGGGCGTATTTGGATGATTTAATACTAACCGAATAACATTTTTATGAACAGAGAAGAAGAAATAAAAGCAGCCAATCCCTATGGTAACAGTAGTAGTTTCGCATCAGGTAAAATGATTGGATTTACCATTGGGGCAGAATGGGCAGATGCTCACCCCAAGAACCCTTGGATAAGCGTTAAGGAACAGTTGCCAGAAGAGGGGCAAAAAGTTTTTGTTTTGGTGATGTGTTATGGCACACCATATATTCGAGAAGAAAAGTTTTGTAGAAATAGCAATTTAGATAAAAAGGGAATGTGGATTCACGGAAACAGTATCGTGCTGGCATGGTTTCCCACCCCCTCTTTCGATGAGATACTCGAAGCCAACAAGGATGTACTGGAACGGATTAAGGAGAAAGGAGACTGATATGGGAAAATACAGAATATACAGATACGGACTTTTCGACCACATTTTTGACGTTCAAGTGAAAAAGTGGTATGGATGGGTACTCGTTAAGAGGTTTAAGGCGGATGTGAGTTCTAACGACGCGATGATAGACAATATTTATTACTGTGAAATGCTATCTAAGGAACTTTTGGAAAAATTGGAGGAGGAATTATGAAATCAAAACAAGTATTATCAGTCGAACAGATGGAACATTTGCAGGAGCTTGGGTTGGATACAAGCGATGGAAGCATGTGTTTCGAGTGGAATGATTCAGATTCAGATAACATGGTTGTAACCTCTCCGGATGCCGATACGAATTACGACTATTATCATGAAACTTATACTTTGCAGGACATTCTCGACAAGCTGCCGCGATACATAAATGTCTTCTGTATAACGTATAAGCTGTGCGTTGAGCCTCTTTTTGCTGGTCCTTGGGCTATAAGTTATCAAAAAAGCATGTCTGAAACATTCATCGTTAAAGTTTCCGGAAATCTATTGGATGCAGCCTACGAGATGCTGTGCTGGTGTATTGAAAACAGGTATATTAAAACTAAAGAATAGTTATGAAAGCAAGAATAAAAGCAACCGGAACGATTGTAGAGGTTGAAGGCTTATTCGACGTTGGGACTGCCTTAGTGAATGGTAGGTATTTCAAAGTGTCAGAACTCGACTTCTTAGATAATTTTGAAACTATTGATTGGGAGCAAAGGCGTTATGAATTGGCAAAATCCGCTATGCAAGGGTATTGTATTGCTTTAGGAATAAACGATGACAGTGAAACTTATGATGATATTGCAATAGGTTCCTTGAGAGCAGCCGATGCACTAATAAAGAAATTGAAAGGGAAATAACCATGGAAATAAAGAACGGAATAATAATAGACGGAGTGCTGCATGAAGCGGTGCAAGATTATGTTCATTGCGCCTTATGTTCTCTATACGAGAAATGCGCAGAGGTGGACTACGCAGCATGTATGACCGATTTGTTTAGCTATGGCGGTTTTATCAATCGTGGCAAAGTAACAGATATTAAGATAGATAAGGAGGAATGACTATGGGATTTACAACACCGTGCTTTATAAGAAAAAGTACACCGGAGCTTCGGAAGAAGTTGGAGGAGTTGGGATATAGATTATTTGGGGCGGAACTTAACGAAGATTTATGTATTTTCACTGAACCCGAATACAGTCTATATAGTGTTGAGTTTTTCAGTAACATTCCACATCCTGACGAAACCGATAGTGTTGATTGCGGAACCAACGAAGAGCTTTTATTGGCTATTGCTGCATTAAGGGATGATACAGATAAGTTTCAATGGTTTACCGATGGAAATAAATGGATTTTGTGTCCTGAAATCAAGTTCTCTACCTATTGGGCTTACAATGATGTTGACATTAACACAGATACCATTCACAAGGCTACCGTAAACGAACTGATTGAACACTTTAAAGTATGAAGAAAATAATTATCCTTTTGGCAACAGTTGCACTATTCGGGTGCAATAACTCTGGAGAATACCCTATAGAACACCGTACAATTGAGGGAAGCGTGACTTATCTCAATGATAGTATAGTGATTATCTGTACCCATAAAAAGGGGCTTGACAACTACGAAACGAAGATTATTAATTTGAAAAGACAATAGCTATGACCGAAGAACTCGTAACATTAGAGACAGCGAAGCTGCTGAAAGATAAGGGCTTCAATTGGAAGTGTGAACACATAATAGACCGCAATAAGGTTATTACAAAATATGACCTTCCGCAAAGTATGTCGTGTTGTACGGAAATAGATGACGAACCTATTGAATTTTTGTGTCCAGTGTTGTATGTTGCTCAAAAGTGGCTGCGTGAAACCAAGAAGCTACACGTTGAAGTATCCTATATGTATGGAGACTATTGGATATATGATATACTAACAATACCGAACCATGATTTAGTGGGATTATCCGACAGGCCTTTGGTGCATTATAAAAGCTACGAGGAAGCACTTGAAGCCGGAATACAAGAAACTTTAAAACTTATATGAGAATGGACCCTGTTGTAAATGATGCTTATAGGCTTAGAAAACTTTTAGAAAAAGCAACGGGGCTAAAAGTATATAAGTCGGAACTAATAGCCAACTATTTTAATGGCTATCTAAGTATAGTACAAGAGTATAAGAATGAAACCAATCCGCACATTACAGTAGCACAAGGTAGCTGGTCGATAGAAAACGGTGGGGAGTATAAAATTTCACTCTATACACCTACAATCGTTATTAAAGGCAAGAGGATACTTAATACTCGTTTTGTAAAAGATGTAGCCTATAAGATAGTGGAAGCATTAAATGATGAATTTGGGGAAGATAATTGGAATACGTGCAATGAGGAGCAAAAGTGTTGGCTTCCCATGTCTCGAAACTCTTTCTATTTACAAATCCCAAATTTTGAGAAATATTAAAACTTATATGATTATGAACAAAGGAATTTACACAAAAGAAAATGTAGGTAATGGTGTATTCATCTTTACCGCCAACAAGAGTTTTGTAGAACCTAAATTTTGGGGACTGCATGAAGAAAACGAACAGGCACAATGTGCAGTTATTATCCATGATGGCAATGCTTTATTCTTCTATCCGGAAGATATGGATAATAATACCCATATTCTTCTTGATTGGGAGAAAGAGCAAACAGGGAAGATATATCCAACTACAGAAGAAGGCATGAAGGATACTGATGGAATAGGTAATACCAAAGCATTAGCTGCATCCGGAAGCGAAATTGCTGAGAAAGTCATAGCATTGGACTTATGTGGATTAAGTTGGCACATTCCGACACTACAAGAGAGTGTCTTAGGGTATGAACATAAGGTTATGCTGAATACAGCCTTAGCTATCTGCGGAAAACAACCAGTGAAAGATGACTGGTATTGGTGCTCTACGAGAAAAGGAAACAAACGCAATTTTGTTCTCGATTGGTTCAATGGTAGTTGGTTCAACGGCAGTCAGGACTTTGACAGTTGGGTTCGCCCCGTGTCCGCTATCTCTCTTAATTCACTTTAACCTTATAAAAGAAAGATACAATGAAGAAGATAATGTTCAACAATAAATACGGCTTAACCCAGGCTGTATTGGATGGTCGGAAGGCTATGACGAGAAGGGTCTGCAAGTATGACAGACCAAATGAAACTTATGATATTGTATTCCCCGTTTTTGAATCAAATGATTACGATAATGACGGGAACATAGTATCTCCATTAAATTATGCTTTTGGTTGGAAAAACGACAAAGGAGACTTTACGGGTTGGAATATTCCAAAATACAAAGTAAGTGAAGTCGTTGCCGTTGCACAGAGATACAAAGATGTAGTAGAAAAACGGGATGAAGCCCAAGAAACATTACTTCTATATAAAATAGGTGAAAAATATCTTACAATGGAAGAAATGGGAGCAGGATGGAGTAATACTATGTTTACAAAGGCTGACCTCATGCCCCATCATATCCGCATTACCGACATCAAGATAGAACGGTTGCAGAACATATCCGATGAAGATTGCTTTAAGGAAGGAATTTTTAAATGGGATGCTGGACAAAAGGATATTCCTTTTTATTCATTCCATAATGCAGATATACCCGACTACAATAATCCTCGTGACGCATTCGCAGAACTGATAGATAAAGTCTCCGGCAAAGGTACATGGGCGTCCAATCCTTATGTTTTCGTATATGAATTTGAACTGATTGATTAAAAACGAGAAAAGATATTGATTATGAAACGTGAAATAAAATTCAGAGGGAAAAGTACTGATACGGGGAAATGGATATATGGATTTCTCTCTTTTTTCTATACTGCCGGAAGGGGCGAAAACGGACTTATCTTCACAGACAAGGCAAAGATATATTCTCCGGAAAACTGCCGGTGCGATGACGTATGGGCTGAAACTGTTGGGCAGTTCACGGGAGTTAAATACAATGATAGAGAAATATATGAGCATGATTTGGTTGAATGCACTGGTGTACTATGTGAAGTAGTGTATAGTGATAAAATCGGTTCTTTTGTGCTATTAGAAGTTCTGTCTCAAAATCTTGGAAATAAGCCAATAGGACAAATGATAGATATGTTCGGGATTAGATATGCAGGCAATATTTACGACAGCCCGGAATTATTGAAAAAGCAACTATGAGTAATTTAGAACACGTCGCCACAATTGATTACTGCTACTGGAGATTAAACAAGCTCAAAGAACAGCTTTCCAAGCCTAAATCGACTATGGAGCAGTTGGTTGATAAAGCCTGCGGTTATAATGAAGTAGAAGAAGTGAAAAAGGAAGCTATAACCCTTTTGGAACAGATTGTTGAAAGTAAAAAGGCTATCGGTGTGAATTATTCGGGAGATAGTAAGTTCCTTGATAAATTAAAGAACAAAGAAACGCATGAGTAAACTATACAAAGCAACCCTCTTCGGTAAATCATTCATTATAGGATGGTTCAGTTATGCAGATAAATGGTATCATAATTTAGTATAATAAAATAATGGATATAACAGAATTAAAAATCGGTGACCGGGTGAGAATAAAACTCCCGTCACCACAAGGAGAAAGACTTTCCATACCCATGCAGGTAATAGGGATGCTTTCTAGTTTCAACAATCCAAGCCCTAAAGATACGGTATATCTTGACTTTGAAGGAAATGAGGGAGATATATGGGAAGAAGAAGTACAAAATTTAGTGTTTTCAGACAATGAAGAGAAGTCATGAGAAGAGCAGACAGAATAATCAGAGACAGACATTCCCGCATCCCGGACAAATACAAGAAGATTGACACTACGGTCAACGGGGATGTAGAAAGCCTTGCCGAACAACACAAGGAAGTGGAAAGAAGGCTATTTCCTCTACGCCTTAACAAGACCACTGTTATTTACGTCACAAAAGACAAACAGAATGAAGCATATGCAGCGAAAGCACGTAAACGGATGGGGATAACAGAGCCTAAGAAACCTTTCGTTGACCCACTTTCGGAAGAAAACATTACCAAGTTGTACAAGGAAGAAAATATACAGCCCCGCAGAATGGCAGAGATGTTGAATGTAAGTGTAAGGACGATATATCTAAGGTTGGCTAAGTATGGACTTACAAAAGTTAAATGCAGATAGTAAACTTACAGGCATACAGATATAACCCTCACCAAAACGGCAAGCGGTATAACCCAATGGAGAATCCGTTCAAAGCGTTCTAAACGTTCCATTGGATAACCCGGAAAAGGCGGCAATAGTCCATGTAAAGGACATTGTCCGCCAATTCAAGCAGTTCATCTATGTAATCCCTTTTTCGCATCACGTTCAAGTTTTCTACGTTGTTGGCGGTTTATACCATTTGCCGCGGCAAGGCTGTTCAGCGTCTCTTTCTGTTCGGGAGAAAGCATGTTATATACTTCTTCCCGGGATTTGCCTGATAAAATGGCTTGTACTATTTTCCACATAAGCTACGTCTACAATGTTCACACAAAAATTTCTTCGCTACCGGGAACATCTTCTGTCCCACATATCCGCTAAGGTACTGCGCCTCTTCCCCGTATGGGTCGATGCCGAACGCCCGTGAGATATGCCGGCATAGATGCCCCTTTTCATGGTCGAAAGAGTTTTGAAACTCTGCCGGGGAAGAGGTAAGGGCTATAACCATTACGGTCTGTCTGTTCCGGATATTGGAGTAAGTGATACCCGTATTCAGATTGCAGGAGCGCATGTTCTTATAGGCATTCACCAAATCCAGCCCCCTGCATCCAACCCGCTGAAGGTCGGCGATGATACGGTCGGTATAATAGCAGTCCACCGCATAATATACCCTTACTTCCCAATCATAATCCGGTATGTAAAATTCCTGTATTATCATAGGCTACATCATCTGTTCCCACATGATAGGATTGCCGGAGCCTATGCAGTCGGCATAGAACCGCGTGAAAGGCATTCCATTGTAAGCGTCCACATCATCTATGTAATCCTTAATGAACAATGCGAGATGGGCTTCGTCAGTGATAGAACTTTTGTAGTAATCCGACTTCGCCATGTTTGCCACGTAAACGCTGTCGTACCCTGCATCCTTCTCCAGGTTTACACTGTACTTTTTCAGAAGCTCCTCTACCTGCTCTTTGCTGATTGGCTCCAGCTTTTCTTCTTTACCCGTAGATTTATTTTCCATCTTCATGCGGGAAACAGCCCATAGGCACATCTTCTTGCTGAAATGCCATCCGTACTGGCTGAGATAGTCAGCCATTGCAGGCGGTATTCTGTCGTATGTATCTAATCTTTGTTTCATATTTTCCTGATTTTAAGTGATTGGCAAAAGAGGGGAATAATCCCCTCTCCATTACATGAACTCTCCGTTGGCGCGTCTGCGTCTGCGTTCGCCCATATCATCACCGTAAGGCTGTGAATCGCGGCGTTCGTTGTAAACCGGATATTCCGGGAAGTAACCCGGCATACGGCGTTCGCCCATATCTGAGCCGCCGCTATAGCTTCCACCGCGTGAACCACCGCTGTTACGATAGCCCATTTCACCGCCCTGCATCTCACGCATGGCTCTCTCGTAACCATGACGGCAACCCTCTCTATAGGCTTCTTCCATAGGATTACCGCCTCTCATACCGAAGTCACGGTCATATTCTCCGCGCCCTTCTTCCAATATTTCCCACATTCCCATATTATTTCTTTGTTTTAGATGTTTCAGCAACTCCGAGCTGTTCCATAAGCCGTTTGTTCAATTCCATAAGGTCGGACATGTTCTTGCTCATTTCCGCCATTTGCCCTTTCAGAGAGGATATTTCCTGTTCCTGACGTTGTTTCTCTGCAAATTCAGGGTTCAAGAGCGTCAGCATCTTGTCACATCCCGCAATAACGGAATTGTGGAAGTCCATGCTATTGATGATGTCTATGCTTTTCTGTTTCATAGAAGCGACCTCGTTATTCATCGCATCACGAGAGCATGACACTACGATATTACCGTTCTGTCCAAAGTCGGCTATATCCATGCCAGCAGGTAGATTTTGAAAAGTCGTGTTCTGCCCGTTGATACAGACAACGACATCCACAACCATTTCCATTTGGGGCAACTGTCCCATAGGGGATGCCATAGGATATTTCGGCTTGGGAGCGGAAACGCTGACTACCGGACCGTATTCGATAAACGGATTAGCATCCTTATGAAGTATATACAACTGGTTATTGGTACGAAGTGATTGAAACATATTGGTTTGATTTTAAAAGGGTGTGGCTATTTCCATTTTGGAAACAACCACAAAGCCCCATGTTAACTACTTACTCTTTTGAGCGGTTGCTTCTGCTGTCGGAGTCGGTGTTGATGCGGTTGTCGGACGATACCCACCGTTAACAAGGAACAGTTCGTTGGTGTACTTGTTATAGTGAATTTCGTAGATACCCGTTCCGGCAAGGTTGCCGACAGTCACCGGCTCATTGTTGTAAGCCAGCAACGGTCTTGTATCCCCGTTAGTCCCTATCAGTATCGGGAGTGTAGCAGTCGTACCGGCAGGTATTGCCTGGCGGAGACTGACATAGAAACCGCCTACATAGCTTCTGTTACGGAACGCATGGTTAGGAAGTTCCAAAGTCACGTTCTCCGTGCCGACCGTTACGGCTACCGTAGGAAGGGTATTGAAATTAGCCCTTCCAATAGTAGGGAACGGGAAGCCCCAATTATTAAAAGGAAATAATGCCATAATCTTTTGTAATTTAATTGTTTATTACTATATTTACAATCGGGATAGGTTGGAGTCATGACCAACTGATAAGGGTAAACCGAAGCCCTTCCCATTTTTCAATTTTCGGCATCATTTAATTCGGTAAAATCAATGACAAACGAAGAATTTATCAAAAGTGTATCTCTTGAAGGTGAGGAATGGAGGGATGTAGTCGGATATGAAGGTCTTTATAAAGTTTCTTCATTTGGACGGGTTATAAGATTGTCCTACCAATCAAAGAATGGAACTTGTGTATTTACTCATGCCCCATCCCTATTAAAAGGATGGAATCATTATGGCTATCATTATATGAAATTAGTAGACCATAATGGGAAGTACAAATCAATGTTTGTACATCGCATAGTAGCAAATTCTTTTATACCTAATCCAATGAATTATAAAGAAATAGACCATATTAACTGTGATAGAAAAGACAATAGAGTATCAAACCTCCGTTGGTGTAATAGGTCTCTAAATATGCTAAACCCTTTCACAAGAATTAAAAACTCTGTCAATAAAAAGGGAATTAAAACATGGAATACAAGACCCGTAGTAATGTTAAAAGATGGCGTTTTGATAACTAAATATGATTCAGCCTGTTCAACAGCAAAAGATGGATTTATACAAACTCATGTTAGCCGTTGTTGTAGAGGCATTGCCAAACAACACAAAGGTTATCAATGGATGTATCTTTCCGACTACGAAACCCTTATCAATAAGTCAAAGAACTCTTTACCTAATGGCTAATTATCCCCAATAATTGTTGCATCCGCACCCACTGCGTGCATATACCGAATCTCCCATATATGCACCGTAGGCGGCCGCACGAGCTACCTCCGGATTAAATACTTGCAATTGCGGGTATGGCACTGCTACTGTAGGCGGCATTGAACAGCGGATTTTATCCACCTCTCCCTGCAATGTTTGTAGACTTGCTACTATTGGAGCAATTTGTTGCGTTACGTTTCCAAGAATAGTTGCATTCTGATTACGCTGTGAAATTTCACCTTTCAAAGTAGAGATTTCAGCGTCTTTAGCAGCCAACGCTTCTTGCTGACGACGCGCCTCTGCCGCATCCATTTTTGCTACAAGTGCTTGGAAACCTTCACGGTAAGCGTCCGCTAAAGAACGCGTATTCCCTTCCATTGTGCGTGTAAGCGTATTCATGTTTTCGCAGCTTGCTAAGCGGCTTTCATACCCTTGACGCTCAATTGCTGCTTGATTTTTGCAGCAGCAATCTGCAATCTGAGTAAGAACAGCCTGATTTCCGGACTGGAATGCGTTGATGATTTGCTGGCTTGACATGCCCACCTGATTGCCCACATTGGCGATAAGTCCCTGGATGTTGCACAGGGCGCTCTGTAACTGTTGGGTAGAGCAGTTCAAAGAAGAAGCAAGCTGGTTGATGGCATTGCCATTGCCCTGAATGGCTGACATCAGGTATTCACGACCGACATCACCGTTAAGCTCGGCAGGCAGACCGCCACCATTGCCAAAGCGGTTGCCAAAGCCGTTGCCGCCCCAACAGAACCACAAAAGGATAATCCAGATGAACCACCACGAGCCGCCCCATTGGTCTTGGCTGCCACGTCCCTGGTTCAGTAAAGCGAGAAGTCCGGGGTCTACACCCTTGCTTCCCATCAAGTTGGGCAACATAGCCATGATGTCGAATTTGCTTCCGCCACCATTTCCGTTGTTCCCGTCTTGATTGAAGACATACGTTCTTTCCATAGAGATTTATATTTTGTATTACGGTCAAAATCAACCGCATCACAAAAGTATAAATACCGATACTGCCATGAAATCAGTTGTTTCCCAACGCTTTCCTAATGTTTTCCCAATATATTCTCAACATTTTCCCGCCTTCCATACGTTCTTGAAAATTGGAAATCATGTAGTTTATCGCGCGTTTGGTCTTGTGAATTTTAGGAGCTATCTGTGAAGGGTACATTCCCCTTTCAACAAGCAACTGTACAAGCAGATAGCGGGCGTCTACGGTTTCCGTATCCTTATCCGAAGATAGTATTCGGCTGGCGGGTATTTCGGTCTCCTGCGCCACGAGATTAATTGTTTCGGCAAAGATTTCTGACTTACACATAGTTTTTCTGAATTTTATATTTATCTTTGCCCTGCCACATAAAATATTTGATTATATACGAACAAAGCATAAGATACCGTGTTGAAGATATTAAAGCCTCCAACGTGCGGTGTCTTATGCTTTTTTCAAATTTTTATGTGGCAATAATTATTTGAACGTTGGGGGCTTTCTTTTTACTCTAAGCCCCGAAAGAGTGTCAGCTACAAGCCAACTTCTACATCGTTAATTTCTTTTTTACCATACAAATAGATTATAACTTATTCCTGCGCCTACGTACATGCCGCCTGGATACCCATACCCAGCCTGCAACCCTAATCCCCAACGTTTCTTTTTTGGCTTGATGGGAACCGGATGGTAGACGTCATTCGTCACCGTCTGATAAACCGTCTTCGGATACACAGTCATACTATCCAGCCGTGGGTCTACATATCCGCTCACCACCGCACGGTACAGGCTATCTTCATACACAACCCGTTTGCGATGAAGCAAGGTGTCACCTATACGTACTGTGTCATTCGGCAATATCTGCCAAAAGACCGCTATCGGTGCGGAGATAAGAACCGTATCAAGTTTGACAACCGTCTGTATCTTTGTTTCGGTACGTATTTCTGCCGGCAAAGGCTCGTGCGGACGGAACAACGCCGCCACACAAGCGATTGCCAGCAATACAACTAATAGCCAGGGTAGTTTTTTCATAACCTCAACAAATAATGATTTACAACCATACCTGCACATATTGCGGCAACTCCATACAGCAAGTCTGCTTTGTTCCACTTGCCGTTATAGTAGTGGCAACGGTCGCTGTTCTCCTTGATAAAGAGCATCAGCAGTGCAGTACTGCCACCGAATACTATGGCGGTGGATAGATAGACCACCGCGCCTAAGATGTTATTTCTCATAACAATTAGTATATATTTATGATATTAATTTCATCCCGGCACTTCACAGTCCGGGATGAGTTATATGTTACCTCTTATTTTTTATGCGTTGTGAAAAACTTTTTTACCTTTGCATCATTGTCGGACCTTTTGTCAAACAAGTTACTATGCAAAGTCCTTATGTCTCCCACAAGCTTCATCAAAATCCCATACAGCTTTTGATAAAAGCTGTATTTTGTCTTCTGTTAGTGCTGAACTGAATGCTATAAACATATTCATACATCCGTTCAAGGTATTATTGGCTGGAGCTTCTGCCACACCATCAAAATAACTGCCAAAAGCAACAGATACTTCTTGAACTTCTTTTGTCGATCCGGTACCGCCGATTAGAATAGTCGAATTATTAGAGCAAACATACAAACTGTTTGTGTTATTCTGACAATTTAGGATATATATATTATTGGCTTGTGCCATATAGCTATATCCTTTCAGAGAAGAGTTTTTTTTAGTTGTTCCCCATATCGGTTCTGCATACCCTCCGTTATTAGCATTCAATTTTTCAAGATAGCTGTTCGGGTTATCAAGGTATTCATATCTGCTCATTAGAATACTTCCATTGGATGCTTTCTTTAATTTAGTGGAAAACAAGAAAGCCGAATCTCTCCTGTCCATCCCTTTTATGGTGAGAATCTGACCTTTTGCTTTTCCAGGCAGATTTAGATAAGGTGCATTGCGGGTATTATCCCATGAGGTACCGGTAACAGGGGTACTCCAATCTACCTGATTTGAAACATCCTTTAAGTCTTTGTTGTAACCTTCTAACCCTCCAAGCATTGGGAAGCAACATTTTACTTTATCCCATATTTCATTGGCGATGAGAGTTTCTATAAATTTAGTCAAATTTTTTTTCTGCTCACTTGTCACAGAAGTAGCAAGTTTGGCATACTCATTCACATAATCAGATGCAGTGAGCAGTTGTTTTACAAAGGTTACAGTTTGTAATGGGTTCTCAATTATAACCCCACTAAAAATTAAAGCTTTACCCATAATATAATATATTTTAGTTAGTTTTGAATTATTTAATATAGTTAGCAATACACTCGGCAGAACGTCGATACCCATCTTTCTTCATGTGAACATTATTATAATCATTGAATGTAGGTACAAGATTAAAAGGGGTGATTCCACATAGCTTATCAACATCTATATATTGCCAGCCAAACAGTTCTGCAATGTCTTTCATTGATTTTTTGGAAGTTTGCCCGGATTTATAAGAATTGCTTTTAAACAAATCATATGGGTTGGTAAAACCATCTTCATAGACATGATTTTCTTTCATTTCATTATTCCATATTCCCAAAAATACAAATTTGGTTTTAGGGGAATATCGACCAATATATTGCAAAGCTCCTAACATTGCATTTGGAAGCGACCAATTTACTTTTCCTCCAGTCCGTAACCAGCTTGTAGATTTTTTCAGACCGCTTATGTCTTTAAGCCCATACTGATGTATCCATGACGTAGTTTTGATACTGATTACAGGTTGAGCCATCGTAAGATTCGCGGAATTAGTCACCTCTAATCTGGCAACAGAAGAAGAATCACCGCCAACCGATGATGAATAGTTCAAGAGTATATCGGTATTGCCATGTGTACCTTTAGTTGGGTTTGTCCAAGTGGAATATTCTTCAAATGCCCATTGGTTTATGGCATCTACACAATCGTTTAATGTCATTCCAGCTGTGAGACTGGTAGATATATATTTTTGAGAGGCATCTCCAAAATATATTTTAGCATCGCAATCTATATTTAGGGACTCTCCGCTACTGAACGAGAATGATAACGTCTGGGATGCAGTCCCATATCTTAAATCAAATGAAGAATCAATGCTGTCAAACCCTAATTCATCAACCACCATAGCAACATTGGAATCCTCTTTGATAAACGAAGACACATCTGAACCTGTCTCAAATATCTTTGAATATATTTTTGTTTTATTCAATAGGATAATAGGTGTGTTCTCTTTTAGCGTTCCGTTATCATTGCGGAATTTCCACTCTCCAAAATGACAGTTCTCAATTAGTATATAGTCGATAGTAAAGCCCTTTTTATGAGCGTAAGTATACGCAGCATGTGCATATTGCGCCCAATTAAAGCCGTCACAGTTCACTTCAATGCCAGTATCTTCTTCGTCTATTAACTTGCTATAATCCGTTGTAGATGTAGTGGCAGAAAAGAAGTGTATTGTGTCGCTTTCCGTTCTTTTTTTTAGTAAAGTATGATATATAGCCCCGGTAAGTTCGCAGAGCATCTGCCATAAACCGAAAGATGGCGCCTCTGTATGCGAATCTCCGAATACAAAAAAATGTTTTCCGAACATTGGATGATTTACCCTTGAATCTGTGGTAACAAGGCCTTCTGTAGGTAACTGTGAGCTGACCCATTTTCCACTCTTGTATTGCAATATGCTTCCTTCGACAGGTGCTATATTTACATCAGTCAACCCGCCAAGGGATGGCTGTGGAAATACAACATCAGCACCTCCCCATTTTCCGTCTTCTTTTTTCTGTAGAAATTGTCCGGTTATTCCTTCGGTAACATTCTTTATATCCTCTAACTTTTCAATATTTGCATTTTCTGTATTCAAGCCGACAGCCTCAAATTTTCCATTGACAAATTTGGCAAACACTTCTCCCTTTTCATTGCAGAGAAAAGCTCCATCCTCTGATACTTCTGAAACCGAGCTTGTTTCTATGTTATGTATGGCATCTGAGACAGCCTTTTGCGAGATAGGAGCAGTGGTTGAATTTCCTAACTCTTGAGCCACAGAAAGAAATGCCAAAATCTTATTCGCCATCTCTGAAGATATTTTTGTAACATCTAGTCCGCGTTCATTGGAATATACCATAAAGACACTACCAAATTCATTACAAAAATATATTCCACTTTCTGTAACGTCTTTAAGTGGTAAGTCTGCTCTGTTTAGTTTTTCATCCAGACCTATTTTTGTTTCACTTTCCAAATCAGAAAATCTCTGTATACCTAGTTTGTCCCAACTGGTAACATCAGTAAACGTTCCGCCCTGGAACTCCCACGTTTCTACCTTACCATCCGAATTTATGAACGATACCTTCTGTCCGATATTTCTAAGTTCCTGCGGAACTTGGGCAATAGCGCCTTCCAGACTGTACTTGTTACTCCCGTCAATTCCCGAAGTAGGATGCTGGACGGAAACATTATACTCGGTGATGTAGTTCATATAGTCAGTGCTGCCACCAGTGCCACCACCAGTGCCGATGTATTTCTTCAATGTAGCGGTACTCATTGAGCCGTTGCTACTACCTTGCTGAAAAGGTATCAGCTCGTTTCCTGTTAAGCTCTCCTTTTGAGGGAGTTGTCCTATTTGTAATCCTTCTGCCATATCTTTTTATTTTTTATCATTTTATTTTTTGTTATCTGCAAGTAATATCGGCTCTTCGTTAGCCAACAATAACGGAGTGCCATCCGATAATAATAAATACCTTCCATCAGGGGATGGGTTTGGTCCCGGTTTATTATCCTTGATATATGAATACCCTATAGTAAGTATACCGATAGTAGGAATGCCGATTGTCGGGATGCTGATGTGAGGGATAGTGATTGGTTTCATAGGCTATCCCTCTTTAATCATTTTGGCTTCTGACACTTTCGTAGCACTTCTTATTGTAATTTCCATACCTGCCGCTATGCCAATAAGACGAAATATCACATTGGAAGGGCCTAAGGCTTGATTGGCATTTGGGGAAAGCGGGATAGGATTCATGCCCTCGATATTGGCAAATACAGTCACCATTCCGCCCTTGTTCTTTATCTGTATGGTAACGGGATTACCGTCACTGACAAACGTTGCGTAATACGCTGTTTTGCCTTCTTCTTTTTGAAATAATAAAACTTCTGCTGCCATGATGTTTACTTTTTAGAGTTATTCAAATAGTTCACAATTCCCTGCACATGCAAGTCCACTATTGTCCGCTTCCCCTCTTCCGATAATAAGAAGCCAACATCTTCCTTATTGTCTTGGAATAGGTTCTCTGTAAGGACTGCCGGGCACTTCGTGTGCTTCAAGATGTAGAACCCACTTTCCTTATCAGGGTCGCCATCCGTCATATCCTTGCGTATCTTCATACCCGGCAAAAGTCGTCCGGCTACCGCATATAAGCTGTCAGCTAATTTATCGGCTTTCGTCTGACCTGCCGAAGTCCACGCTTCCCAACCACGTGCCTGCATCCATTCAGAGCCGCTTCCCGCTGCATTACAGTGGATAGATACGAGGATTGTGTCACTTGCCTTGTATTCGTTCGCCCTACGGTAACGCTCCGATAAGGGAACGTCTATTTCCTCTTTGACGATACGTTCTGCGTCAATGCCTTTCTTTCGCAGCTCCGCTTCCAAACGTATGGCAATCTCACGGGTATACGCATACTCTTTCAGTCTTCCGTCCGGTGAACACTTGCCCGGAGTGTTACTTCCGTGCCCGTTGTCAATCAATATTTTCATTCTGCACGTCCTCCTTGAAATATTTGTCATAAACCACACGAGCCACCCATCCGGCGACAACGCCGACACCGAATGATACAACAGTAGTCAAGTTCACCCAAAACGGAGTGTAGTGCATGTAAAGCATAACTCCCACGATGATAGCGATAACAATCGCTGCGATAATCAGTTTCTTTTTCATTTTGTTACTCCTTATCTTTAGTTATTATTTCATTCATATCTTCTTTCTCGACATCGAGCACTTTCTTTCCGAACAATCCCAACGCTTTCAGTAAGTTGAAATTATATCCCTTTGGCTTCAAGATATTGCTTATGATAGAGCAGAACTCTATGAAGCAGACAAACAAGCATGAATACACATCAATATTCCATTTATTGCCGGAAGCAATATTTATCATCACCACCATACAAACAAAGGCAAAGTATGTCACCATTTTACCCATAGTACGGCGCACGGCACTTGAAAACCGAAATTCTTCACCCAATAGCAAGCATTTCCTTATCCCGAACATCAAATCGCATACAACGACTGAAAATGTTACTATCAGCCACGGTATCATATGTTCCAATGACTGTGCAATAAAACTGCTTGCTATTACCGAGAAACCACCCGGTATGCTTTGGGTAATAATGTTATTCTTCATCTTATCGTTATTTGTCAATTATTCCTATCTTTGTGTCTCTTATCAAATAAGCGAACTACTGTCATTCCGTTTTGCTCGTGAGAGTAGGACGGGATTTTCATATCTTGCCGTAGTATCTGAACCATGCACCCCATTTGCGTTCTTTCAAGTAGTTCGGATTATCCTGGTTGAGTTTGGCTTCCATTTCAAATGCGCTCGCACGGTAAGCGTTTTTATTGACCTTACCGTCCCCAATCTTGTTGTCTGTAAACAGGTGGTACACGAAGCTCACAAACCATTCTGCCAAATAAAGAATGTAGTAGAATAGCGGGATAAGTAACAACCACCACGCACTGACATGGAATGCCAGCAATACGGACGGGATAGCCGCTATCTCCATGCACTCGAAGAACTGTTTCTGATGTGTCCGTTCATGGCGTATGGTTGTTTCGGACAACTCTTTCAGCTTCGTAAGGATGAAGCCGAAGAGCATTATAGTTGTGTAGCTGCCAAAGAGTATCAGTTTGGCGAGCCGGCTGTTTAAAAAGATTAGTTTCATCATATTTTGTCAAATATTATAAAGGCTGGATAAAATCCTATATTCATAGGCATATTTATGTCAATAAGATTAGTTCCTATTTTTTTATCATAGCTTGTTATCTCTCCCATATGAAGTATTGTTAAAATATAAATATCCTCATTGGACTGTAATTTTACATGCGTGTTTCCGCTGTATGAATACCACTGGATGTGCTGTTTGGGAATGATAGTAACATCATCATTCCTTGTTAAAGTCAACTCTTTGCTGCTAAGGTTAGCAACTAATACGCTTGTTGTATTGGATGCATTAAAATCCGGTGCAATGGTAATCTCCTTTAGTAAATTTGCTACTCCCCCAGCCATGATTTGACTACTACCCACAAACAGCCCAGCTCCAGCCGAGCCAACTCTAAGATTACTGTTTTCGTTACTCATAATTGTTGTTTTAAACGGTTACACAATATGCTGTATTGGCATCCTTAGAGCCAATAGCATCGTACTCGGCAGCGGTTTTCTTGGTGAGGGTGGTGAGGTTGTCGGAAACGAGTATATCTTTTACTACGAAAAAATTTGTAGCATTTGAATTCAATGCAATAAAAATTCTTTTTGTAACTAAGCTAATATTATTTGCATCGGCAATAGAAGTATGAGTATAAATAAACGAAAGTTCATAAGCTCCATTATCGGGATTGCAATATGTGTGACTCGTACTTACTTTAAAGATTTCTTTTTCTGTAATTTTTAGGAATAAAATATTATCACTTAATAATCTCTGTATAATATTTTTAAAATTATCAATGCTTCCAAATACAAGATTTATTTTTGATTCGGCTTCTCCTGCTTTAACTTCTTGATTTGAAATCAACTGTATACGAGCTTCATCTGTAATCGTAAGCATAATGTGTTTATCATCCACATACTTTTTCGTTGCAGGCTGGTAATCGCCCGTAGGGGTGAATGATGAAGTGTTGGTCTTGGTGAGAACGTCAGATTTTGCAGGAACTTCCGCCCAATCCCCATTCTTACGACCGTATGCCTTGCCATCAGTTGGCGCCTCATCTATGCCGCCTATCTTACCCTGGTTTACCCATTCACCATTACTTGCAACCCGTTCCCCGCTATCTGCAAGTAATATCGGCTCTTCGTTAGCCAACAATAACGGAGTGCCATCCGATAATAATAAATACTTTCCATCAGGGGATGGGTTTGGGTTATTTCCGCCAGCAGAACTTACCCATGCGTAGTAATCATAAGGAGCTTCCGTACCTACAGCCATGAACCCGTCAACTGCCGAACCATCGGGAACAGCGGATTTCAAGGCTTCAAGGGTGGCGTATTCGCCGGCCACCTTAAATGATTTCCCAGGTTCTCCCTGTATACCTGGCTCGCCTTGTTCTCCTTTCAAAAATTCTAAAGGATAATTGACTACAGAAGATTTACTGTCGTTTCCTGAAGGTTTAAATGCAGGTAATGACGTTACATCATCCGCTTTGTCCGCATTCGGTACTTCATTAACTCCTATGGAGCTAGCCATAAGGCGGGCAACTATTTCCTGATAATCCTGTTCTGTCCAAGCCATAATTATTCCTGTTTATCGGTTACTTCTTCCGGTTGATTGTTGATAGCACGATTGAGCGCGTCAATGAAGAAAGGTTTGCAAAAAGCATTTGCATGCTCTTGTATCAGGGACACTTCTTCATCGGTATACTCTGTCTCTTCATTGGAGTTGTATATCTTCAAAGCGAGTGCATGCGATGCGATACCGTTACCGTTCCGGTATAATACATTCGCAAAATTCTCTCTACAATCTATATTTTCACAATGCTTACGGGTAATGTCCGTAGCAATCAGTAATTGTTTAAAATTTATCTTTTTCATGAACTTGGGTATGATTTAGTTAATCTTCCATCTTTATAAAAAGAAAGTCCGTCGATACCAAGAGACACTTGGTATCTTGACCCACTTAAATTTGAAATCATTGACAATGACCCTGCAAAAAGGGTGGTAGACCCAGTTAAGTTGCCATCACTTGCTATATTGTCTAATTTTAATCTTGGGTAAGTAACAGAAGTACCTCCGGCTCCACTATCAAGGAATGAAATTCCACCCACATCATATCCTTTTGAATTATAAAACTTTAGACTGTTTGAATTTGGGTCTATTTCTATTTTTGTACCTGACGAAGCGGTTGATATTTTGCCGACAATGCTAACATTCCCATTTTCGTCTACCACCAAAGAGTTGTTAGGAGTTCTTACATTTTTAAACACCCCGCTGTTTGCATTTATCTCTCCTTCAAAATATCCACCAATAGCCTTTATTGTCCCGTCTGCCTGAATAGACACATTCCCGTTGGCGGATATATTTCCGGTAAAGTATATGTTTTTGGAAACAACGGAAATGTTATCAAGTGCCACATTGATTTCAGAACCTAATCCGTCTTTTTTGACATATAATTTAAGTTCATCGGTAACCCCATTGATGTCCAGCCCCAACTGCGTTACATCTTCCTCTATTTTTGTAACAGATAATTTGAGGTTTTCCGCTGTCTGCTCAATCTGCGAGAACCTTTGATTGTTGCTTTCCGAGAGTTCCTTTACTTCCAGCCTGATACTTTCCGCAGTCTGCTTTATTTCGGAACTTAATTTAGTATACAAATCCTCGAATGCGTTTTCGGCAAGAGCCAGCGAATGTATGTATATATCCCCCGTAAACTTCAATTCAAAGTCGCCCGTTCCGTCCCATGTGCCGGAATACTCTTTCATTGCGTATTCCTCACTCGGTTCAAGACGTTCGGTGGAATGCAGGTTCTGACCAGGAAATCCTATTGTCAGCGTTCCGGCTGTAGCTACCTTATACCGAAAAGAGATAAAGAACTTCTTCGGTTCTTCTCCTTCCTCATAGGTAGGCTTATTGGCTAAGTCCGCATTTGACTGTTTAATTCCGGAAGAAAGAATACGAAGCACGTTTCTATCCCCGTCTCTGATGATGGCAGCCATAGCATCCTTACGGGAATAGAACTTGTCGTTAACCAATAAGAACTTTCCGTTTACAGTAAAGAAACGAACATCGTTCTTTGTCTCCCAACCGTTCGTATTGCTTGCAAATGCCGCATTGTACAGGTAATTATCCTCTGCCTGCACCTCGTCAAGCACTTTGGAGATTTCAGAGTAAATCAAATCTTCCAATATCTTGAACTGGGTAAGGATATTCACACCTGTTTTCAGGATAAAGTCACCAGTAACTTTATTTCCATTAGGACTGAAAACTGTCACTTCTTTACCAGCCAAAGAATAAGAATCAATTCCTGCATACTGACGGAAGCTCGGAGTATCATTCCCGTATGCTGCCAATACGATGGCGTTCTGTCTGGTCTTATCCGTCCGGTTACCTAACTGTACAATGTCATCGCCTGCTTGTGGTACGGCAGACCCCGTGTCACAGTCGCTCTTCGAAAGGTCTATGTAATTGTCACCTACGCTTGTCACCAGCCGCCAATAGTAGGTATTAGAGACGTTCTCATGTACGCCTGGCTTGATGTTGAATGTCTGGCTGCGGGCTTGGTCTCCTATTACAAATTCCTGAACAATGGTCTTTTCCCCGTCTGTGTTCTCGAAGTAACAGCGGTAAAAGGTATCGTATTCCTCTACCTTAGAACATGACATGGATGCGGGAGAAAGTATTATCTGACCGCCAACCTGGCGTAATCGCTGTATCAGCAACTCAATAAACGTGGCACTTTTGCGTGCCAGCATATGGTCTACTTCCAAATAGCTGTCGCCCGTCTTGCTGTCTACTTTAATAACAAAGCCTTCACCGAGAGCACCGGAAGAAAAGTTCATGGACTGGATGTAGTCTGAAAATAATCCACCTAAGAACTTTATTAAAAATCCAGCTTCGTCCGGTCTGTCTTTTCTTATAAAGAACTTGGATAAAGCCTCTATATCAAGAGCCTTAAAGTAGACAATTCGGTCGGCGGAAGTCCTGATGAACAGTGCTGGGTCGGCATCTGCGACGCATATATATATTTCCCCGAGATTCAGACCTTGTAAATGCTCTTCATCACTCGGAGATAAAGCAGGGGGAGCTGCCTGATTGTTTTCATTAAGAGCATCACCAAACCATAATATTTTACTAAGCCTTTTTTTCATACCTCAACCTTATCAACATTAGTAAATGCAGCTTTTTCTGCGCTGAATTGCAACATCTCTCCATCTTTGGCATGGTCTATCAGGAATGCGGGGAAAGAGGCGGAAGAACCAGCTTCAGGAGAGCCGCCAATACCTGCAATATCGTTATTCTGTAATTCAAGAGCCATATTTATATGGAACAACTGGCTATCTTCAATAACTTGCGTCATTTCCGGAACAGAACTTTCCGAACGGACATATCTTGTCCCGTCAATTTCCACCATAGAAAGGCATAAAATACGGTTTATGTGTTTTGCAAACCAATAAGGGACACCGTTTGAATTTCCTATTGTAAGATTATATACATCATAAGGTACTGCGTATAATTCTTCTATCTCTTGCATTTGGTTGCGATATTGCTCATTATCTATTCGAGGGGAATATCCTCCAGGTTTAAATCCTGCTTCCACACGAAAATTAAATACTTGCTGAATATCATCTACCCAAAATATGTTATCAAAAGCGGAGTTATTGCTTTTATGGGAATAACGGATAAGCACAGTTTCCTCTAACAAGTCGTCAGAGGAGCATACGATAAAAGGTTCTGATGTATATTCGTTGATTGTAACCGTATATACGGCATCCTCCAAGTCTCGAAGAATGGCGTAATACATCACTACATTGTCATTATGATTATATGTGGAAAGTGATATTGGTGTAGAATTTCCTGCGGCAAGATTGTTCAGGCTCGCTGAAACTTCCTCAGAAGCATTAGTGAATACCTGTATATGGATTTTATCAGAAGCGTGGAACTTCTGAATATAGTCCATATCAAGCCCAAACTTATCTTTTACAGGTGAGAAAAAAAGAGGGCAAACATCACCAACTTTTACCATGTCTTTTCGTCCTTTTATAGTGATGTGCAACTTCACACATCATGCGCAAATATACATACTATTTAGACCAATTCCAAATAATACCTTATAAAATAACGAGTGCCTGATAGACTTATATGGAATCTCCTCATCTATTAATCTACACTCTTGACTATCAAAGAATATTTTACCGCTTCCGGTCGTCCATAATTATAGCTTGCACTTTTTACGTAGCCTTTATAAATATGCCCGTTCCTTTCCACCCGAATGTAACCCTTCAAGTCTGACGGTATTTCCAAATCTCCGGTCTTGACGGAAAGTTCTCCTACTGTGAACAGTTTGTTTTCCAATACAATGCTCGACCTTTCGCTAACTCCATTGATTGTCACATCACTGTTACCGTCAGATGATGTAAACTCCAACGCGTTGGCAAAAGCACCTATATACCTTGCGTTTGCTTCAATCATAAGCCTTTGGGAATACATGGCATTGAACATAGTAGAAGGAGATATAACACCGGATATTGTATATCCATCCCTTACAAGCTTGTATTTTTCTCCGTCAAGTGATGCTCCAACAAAGAATATATCATTATCACTGTCGCTGTCAGTCGTATCTTCACCTCTTTTTTCCGCAAGAAATTCCATACCATAAGCATCGGCTCTATATGGGCTAACTAATTCCAATACGTTATCTGTCAATGTAATGCCGGTGGTGTATTCATTGGTAAAGCGGAATTCATCGCGACCATTTACACTGTCGTAATCCTGTTTGTCATACCCGACTTTTACCCCCGAATAAACCAGTCCGGCATTCACATTGTATTCCAAATCGGAAGTGCTGTCCTGCAAGTCCTTTATTTCTGTATCTTGGAATAAAGTATCACGATGAACAAATGTCACCTTCTCGTCACCGATTACAGGGACAAACCCAAATTCCGCGCTCATCCAATTGGCGAATTTGGTATAAGATGTATATATTTTAGCATTGGGAAGTCCTCGTATGCTTTCTGCCGGAACTATCATCGCCATGTCTAAACGCTCATCTACTCCGGTGGCGATTTCACCCGTTACATTGTTCTTATCAGTTATAGACCTCAGTAAACGGTTAAGCAATACTTTAGGGCTGATACAATCTATTTTTACAGATTTTCCACGCTCGGAAAAACTTATATTTAACGGTGTGTCAAGACTGTTGAATTTAAAATTAACGGGAAAATTTTGATATATAGGGTCAGATTTTGCAAGTGCTATATTGAAATTAATCATCTCACCTGGAGATATTGTCAAATTCTCATCAATATCGACAGTGTATGTATTAAATGTTTGAATTGTAGCAGATTGATAATATATTTTAAGTTCTTTACTATTTTCATTATAAGAGGAAAGCCGTATATATATCGGGAAGGATACGCCCGGTCTCTGATACGTAATGAATACACTGAATTTTACTTTTATCCGTATGGTCAAATCCCTGTCAGATATATTTTTGAACAGATATTCTCCGAATAGACTTTCCGTACTTTCAAATCGGTTTTCAGCCGTATCAAAAACCTCTACAATGTCCTTTGTCGCAATTTCCGGTTGTCCTAACATATAAAAAGGAATAGTATAATAAGCATTAGGATAAGCAGTTATTACATGGGAAACATTAGGCTCTTCCGCGTCACTTGGTATAGACCATTTTATATCACTGTTCATCAACAATCTGTCATAATCCAAAGGCTGGGACTCCTTTATTTCTTTTACCGGGTATTCATACTGCGTGCCTTTCCTTGCCTTAATCAAGCTTGCGAGACTGTTGTCGACGGCATTTATTTCGCACGTCGTATCATTGTAGGAAAATGTGGAGTAGTCCAAAGCGCATCTGAACTTTTCATTTAACAGCCATGAGTTATTCCGGGTATAAAACACGAGTGTTGCGGATGAGTTCAGGTAATTCGACAAATATTCTTTCAGCAATAGCGAATAAGCACCGTTGGCAAACTCAAATTTTGTGGAAAAACTACGAACAACTCCGTCATAATCCCCTCTCTTGAAAGACATCTCTACATCGTCCCAATTAACAAGCTCATTTGTGGCGTCATATGTCATTCCGCCTATCAACAGTTCACATCTGTAATACATATCTATTTCTTTTTTGAAGTTGAACGTATCATAGCATCTATGTCATCACACATACGCCTGACCATATAGGCATATTCTTTGGCGGAGAACGTGTTTTCATCAATGTGCATTTTTACATGGGACATTAAAGAAACGCGTTCTTTGGTAAAATATTCCCTATCCATTTTTATTTTCCCTATATCAGGAGATGTTTCCTGCAATTTTGCAAGGCGGTAATTGTCGGAAGCGGAAACACTGCTTATCCGGCTCTTTATCTTATCGTGTTCGTCCTCTCTGAATTTATAACCCAAAGCAGACATGACTTCTACAGCATCACTCCAGTTTCCGGAAGAAATGAGTTCCTGACATATGGCAAGGCAATTTAATCGGATCTGAATTTTCAGCACTTCATTTTTCCGGTTTATTTGGGCGGAAACAGATTTTCCCCCTATTATTGATAAGTATTCATTGCATAGCTTCTCAGCTGCTAAAGCCTTTTCTCTGATACTATATCTTCCGCCTTGAACAACCTTATCAATATCCCCCAGAAATATGTCTATAAAGCGGGAAAGGCATATTTTGTTTAAGTCATTATATATCATATCTTATACTCTGCTTGAAATCCAATTATAATCCGCAATATGGTTGGCTTTCTTCATAATCCGACCAATGTTCTGCAATTGTTTGGTATTGCTTTCCATCTTTCTTTCAAGTCGGCTGTAATCGTTGTTTACATTAACAACAATCCCCTCTTCTCTCATATTCTTTAGCTTTTGTTCCAATAAACCATAATCCGATGTAAGTCCTCTACGGTCATAGATATATGACAAATCAGGGATTACCTGCGCATGCGCCGGAAGGTCTACCAATGTCGGCTTATCAGGAGTGATAAAAAGCCCGTTATTAGTTACGATACCCTCTTTCTTGCCGCCATCACCTACTATTGCCAAACCGCCGGGATGGTCTTTTGTTCCTTTGGCGTATTTGGGAATGGGTTGGGCTGCTATTAGGGCTACTTGGGCGGCTCCCATAGCACCGACTAATGCAGCAAGAACTAAATTTGGAAGTGCTTTTGTCACAGCTAAAGCGGTTGCTATTCCTGCCTGAACAATAGAATTTGCTTTATCCCATTTGGATTGCTTCTCTTGTAATGCAGCTTTTTTCTTTTCCAGCTCTGCATTTTTGGCGGCTGTCTTATCTTCGGCTGCACGTTTGCGAGCTTCTGCCTCTTCGGTGGAAATTGCACCATTTTCTTCAAGGGCTTCTATACGTTCTATTTCTTTATCGTATGCTTCATCGTTGGCTTCTTGTTCTTTTTCAACGTTTTCTATCCGGGCATCATATATATCGGTCATCAGCGAAGTGATGCCTGATACTATCTTCCCTACGGCTTCCGCCATGTTTTCAAAACTTAACTTTCCATCCTCTGCTACGTCAACCATTATATCAGATAACCCCTCGAATATTCCTGCCGTTTCACCAAGCGCATCCCTTGCGGCGGAGTTCATCCCTGACAAACCCTCTTTAAACTTGCCTATCCATTCTTCCCGTTTCTTGGTAGCATCGTCATAATTTATTCCGTTTATCTGTGCTTGAAGGTTGGCTAACCTATCTTCCAACTCCTGATACTTTTTACTATTTGGGTCAAGAAGGGATATTTCAGCCTCCGCCTCTTTCATAAGTGTTTCAAGACGCGCCTTAGCATACTTAACCCCAATATCATATAATTTCTTTTCGTAATCCTCTTTGCTTATTTCGCCATTTGCATATTGTTTTTTTATGATATTAGCTTCTTTCAAAGCGGATGTTTCCTGCTCGTTTACCACCTTATCAGTATTTGCCTCAATCAACCCAATTCTTTCTTGGAGGTTTCGCATTATGAGAGAATTTTCCCGTTGCATGTACTTCATGCGTATCGCCACAACATCCTCTCCATTCTTTTCAGCGTCCTTTATTTCCGCATCACGCATCATATTATTGAGTTGTATTTGGAGATTAAGCCTTTTGTCTAATTCTTCATTCGAGTTTTCTCCAATGGAAGCCAATCTGTTTTCAAGATTTGTTTTTTCTATTTCAAGCAGTTCTTTATCGTATTTATCGTTTATTTCCGCAATGGCTTTTCCTTTCAGCGTTTCAAGATTTTTCCGAAGCTCTATTTCTTCGTCTGTCCTACCCTTTATCTCTTTAATCCTATCATTGTATTCCTTACTGATTTCAGCTATTTCTCTTTCTCTACCGTCAGCTATCAATTCTATTTTAGATTTGGATAAATCCTCTGTTATCTTCTTGATATATTCAGCGTATTCTTCCGCTTTCTTTTTTTCATCGTCATAAGCTTTATTATTTTTACCCGGGTCATTAACCAATGCTTTTACATCTACTAATTTTTCCAAATCATTCATTTGGTTCTTATACTGAATACTTTGCTCTTTTAAAGCTTTCAAAGTTGCTTCTTCCGCTTCAAGCTTCTTTTTTGCATCTATACCTGCTTCTGTTCTCGATAATCCCGTATCTACAAACTTTTGATATTCTGCACGTGCTTTTTCGACAGTATAAACTTGATTAAGCCGTTTAAACTCGGTTTCCTCGTAATTTGTTGCGGCTTTTGTCACTTCATTCATTACCCGTTTAGCTTTGGCAGTAGCGATAATCTGTGCTGTTAATAATCTATATGCGTCTTTTGCATTCCCCGTCATTATTTGTTCTTTTGTATAATTATCAAATAATTTAGGGAAAGTACTTTTTAATTCATTTGCAGCTACGATACGCTCTTCCATAGCTTTTTTATTATCGGTGGCAGCCTTATATAATAGTTCTAATTTGATACGTTCTTCTATTGTATCACGAATAGCTCCTTTTTGAGCTGTCCTTAATTTGTCTTGAACGGAAATTATTTCATCCAATGCCTTCTTTCCTCTAAACAAACTCGCAACCCAATCTATAATCTCCGAACTATACGCAGACAATAATGTTATACCTATTACAAGTGCTGATTGACAAGAAAATAAACTGCCAAGAAGTTGTTTCCATACCGGAACCGCAGTTTGTCCTTCGGATTTCATCCGCTTAAACTCTTCACTTGCTCTTTTTAATTCATCCACAAACATTGGCAAGTTATTGGATATGGCAAGGAAGAATTGATTGAAACTCATTGTCAAAGACGGTAACTCTCGCAATAACTGCTGCGTCTGAACATTAAGCCCATTCCAAGAGGACGCATAATTGCCTACATTCCTTTGATAATTCCCAAATTGAGAGTCAATTTCTTTCAACTTATTATTCAAAGCATTGGCTTGCGCTATCAAATTCTTTCCGACACTACTTTCCCGGTCAGCTTCACTCAACGCCTTATACCTTTTCTGCAATTCAAGCATGGCGGCATTCATTTCATAATAGCTGCCGGAAGCTGAAATAATTGCCGTGGAATGATTTTTTATCAAAGCCGAATATTGCTGATTTTGCGCCATCAGTTCCGTATGCCTTTGTTTTAATAGCGAAGACTGCCTTATATATTCAGACAAAGTAATTTCTCCGTCTTTATAAGATTTTGCAAGAGATTTAATATCCGCATCAATCTTTTTCATAGCCTCTTTATTGGCTATGGTATCAGCCGTTAACTTAGTAACTTCGCCATCATATGCCTGTACGGTGTCGATTATGGCAGCATAGTTCATATTTGCCGCCTGCAATTGAGTGGATGCCTGGCTTATTATATTACTTGCTGTTTGGGTGCTTTTAGCCGCATTATCCTGCGCCGAAGACACCTGGTTGGATACGGAAGATAATCCGGCAAGCATATCACTTGCATTCTTGATATTTTTAGCGAACTGTTCAAACAGAAGGTTTAACTTTTGCAAAGATGACATTGAATTTAGTTGCTGGGATACTTGACGTAGCACGGTAAGTTGTTTTGCCTGAATAGATGCCATATTTTCTTGCGTCTTATTCAATTTCTCCAACAGCGAGGTATAATTACGTGCTTTTTGGGAAAGTTCATCAAATGTTTTGGGATTAGTTTTTACTCCTTGCGCCAACTCCTTAGCAAGCTCCACATAAGACCCTTTTGTACTATCAAATTCAAGACGGAGTTCCTTTAATTGTTGTACGGCTTTTTTGTCGACTAAATCGGTAATTATAAATTCGTTTGCCATAAGTCCTAATATTGGGTGTCATGCAACATCACATGATAACGCAAAGATATAAAATTATTTAGAATTAGTCTAAATTAAATTCATATATTCACCATTTCTTGTAAGTACAAAAATAAGTACCTATTTTTGTGCAAAACAATAAAAACAAGTAAATTATGAGAACAGCCAACTATTCAGAACTAAGAAACAACCTTAAACACTATCTCGATGGTGTGATAAATGACAGTGAGCCGTTGCTGGTGCACCGTGCCGGCAATGAAAGCGTTGTTGTCATATCTTTAGATGAATACAACTCTATTAAAGAAACTGAATATATAATGAAATCTCCGGCAACGATGGAAGCTATCAGAAAAGGGGAAGAAGATATTAAGAATGGAAATTGCGTTTCTCAACATGAGGGAGAAAATATGTCAGACTTTTTAAATCGGGTTGTATGTACAAAATAACACTTTCCGCACAAGCAAAAGAAGAATACCAATATTTTGTACGAAGCGGTAATAAGGCTATAATAAATAAAATATTGTCACTGCTTGAAGATATTGCCAAACACCCTTATACCGGAATAGGCAAACCGGAATCTCTGAAATATGATTTGTCCGGCAAATGGTCTCGGCGTATAAATTCGGAACATCGCATTATCTATTCAGTTAATGATGAAATAATCACGGTTTATGTGCTCTCTATGAGGTATCATTATAGCAAAAAATAAAGCCCCAATCTTTCAATGGGGCTTTGTTCATTTTTCCACGAACTCCTTTAATCTGTACAGCCTATCAATTGCCGGATTGTAGAACGGGTCGGGGAAATGCTGGTTTATATCGTGTATATTCGCTTGTACGTACTTCTTAACATCGAATATATTCTCCGACTCGCTCAACTCTATTTGAGCGGGCAATTGAGCTGTTAAAGCCCAATGAACGATAGCCTTTACACTATCCTCATCGTATGCGTATTTACTTTCTTGTGCCATATAAGAGTATTTTTCAGCAAAGATATATTTTCTCTAAATTAGAACCAAACATATTCAATCAGTTTCCCGTTGAACATTTCGCCTCTCGGGCAAAAATTGAAAACCCCGTCTTTCTCATAAAGGATATATACTTTCCCCTCCATCTTTGCGGCTTTTCTTGCAAGCGAACGCATCTTAGCTATATCTGCCATTCTCTTTTTGTTTTCACACGCACATCCCATTATAAACCGAATTTTCTAAAATAATCCGCAATGCCTTGCTTTATATGCCTTTCCATGAATGCCTTTCTCGCATAAGAACCGACCTTGTAAATCGCCTGTCCGTATTTCTTTTCTATATCACCGCTAAAGCTTATCCCCACACTTTCAATCCTTAGCCCCTTATCTATCGGTACGGCTGTAATAGAATCGTGAAATTCACCCGTAATTATCAGGTTTGGCGTCCCTTTTGAACTTACAGGAGCGTTTATCAGCGAAGAATACATAAGCGGGGCTACCCTTTGCTTGAAAGCAGCATAGCCTTTGGCGTTCTTATACCAATACCCCGCTTCTTTGGTATTGAAATACGGGTCATTAAAGTAAGTAGGGCGTAACGGTTTGTCATTTCCGTTAATACCTGACCATAGTTGTTCTACAATATATTGGGAAACTTCTTCTCTGTTTTTTACCATAATATCCCGTATCATCGGTTCAAATCCGGTAGCAAACCGTCTGAAATTTTCTTCTGCTTCAATAATGTTAGCCATAGTCAAGACAATTTAGGGGCGAATGAACGCCCCCAATTAAACGATACCACCATCATAATATACAATCATCTTTTTTCTGTCTTGCCGCACCGGAAGATGCTATATCATCGTAGATGGACGAAAGGGTTTTCTCCCTTTCTTCGGGCGGTCGGTCAAGAAAAAACACATTCTTATGTGTGTTTATGAAGTCCCTCTTCTTCATATTTCTCACCCTCTCCTCATTGAATGTTACACCTTCTACTATCATGTCCAAGCCTCAATACCCGTAATTCCAGCTTCTTGCAATACAGAGGGAGATGCAAGGGTAACGGAGTCCTCGCCAACGGTAGTAATGACCCCGTTAGCATAAGAAGCACTTGTCGCCCCGTCCAACACTTTTTCTGCATTCTTTGCCAGTAATTCACCGTAATACTCCGTAATATCCAAATTTCCGAAGTGCTCAATCAATTTATACTTGTTTGATTCTGTTGATACCAAATCAACATATACCAATCCTTTCAATGCGTCAACGACATCAAAATCATAAGCTCTCACATCCGCGTTCTTAATATACTTTTCGTAATCCTTGAACATGGTTGCGATAGTCAAGTTGGCTTCTGTGCCAGAAGAATCCCAGTCCTGACCGCCCGGATAAACGCCGGACAGTGGAATGCCCGCCAAATCTTTCGTACCGTCATTCATTCCGTAAATGACGTTGTTCTCATCTACAAAATAAGCATCAAATGCCACATTCTTTGCCACCATGATGTTTGCTTTCAAGCTGGCATCGTAGTCCTGCAAAGTCCATACATCATTTTTAGCTGAATAGCTTGTGATTTTAGCAGGGCCGTATCCCGTAGCGGAAGTTTGCGCCTCTCCACCGGAAGGTGCATATTCCACAATCGTTTTGATAGGGAATATTCTTCCCGGACGGTCTGCATGGCAAGCCTTTTCAAAGGCTTCCGCTGTTTTCTCTGTAGGTATCTTATGACCGTGAATAGTCAGTATGATAGCTTTTATTTTACCGGGGTCAAGCACACACACGGAGCTACCCGTATTAAAAGTTGCAACGCCCGGACACTTTCTATAATCTGTTGCCATAACATTTTACTTCTTTAATGGTTAAATTTACATTTTTCATCTCGATAGCATCAATAAAATCACTGAATGGTTTCCCGTCTTCTCCTATTACCCCAACCCTGCCATATCTGTAGTTTTCAATGTAGGAATGTGGAACCACATCATTGTAACTACGGACAATGTTTATGTCTTTCTTGATTTCATCCAAGAAAATATTGTATATAGGTCGCAATACCTGCTCAAAGGAAGTCTTTTGCCGGTCTTCATTCGAATACCCTTTCAAAGTGTTTACCATAATAATAAACTCCAGGCTAACCTCAGTCTCGGCAGAACTTCTATCTTCCGTGAACGGAGAATAAAGACATATTATAGGAAACTTCAATTTACTTGTCTTGGGACTTTTACCCCATAAAGTTAATTGATTGCTTATGTAGGCCCAGTCTCCGAATAAAAACGACACATTGCTTCCGTATCTTTTCGATACCTTTTTTACAATGTCCGCAAATATATCATTTACCGGCTTCATATTCCCATACAGTTTATTTTACGCAACATACATGGATTGAAACATACACCAGCATATTCCTTTCCTTGCAAAAGTTTATAAACACGCTTGTTCATATTTACCATATCATTCCATGCCCTAATTTGCAAAACTTGTGGAGAAACAGCATTTCCATCGGCAGAGGTTACTGTTCCAACATTTGTTACGCTGTAATTACCGTCCGCTATATACTTGAAAAATATATAGCAAGCAATAGGGCTGTATTTTTCTGATAAAATAGCAAGCAGCCTATCCCATTTATCATCAACGCTATCTTCTTTTGAGTTAAGATAATCGGTAAAAGCCTTACACATATCCTCACCAAGTATACGAATCAAATATTCCTGTTCATATACGGAAATATATGATTCTATTTTGCCCAACTCCGCATCTCTTGTTATAGAGGGAGCGCCAGTGTCAGGATTTATCCCGACACTCAGCAACCCGGTGAAAGATTCGTAGTCAATTATCATACCGTATCTTTTTTCGCAGATTTACGTTTAGTGAACAACTCCTCGCAACCCAACGCTCTGGCATCATTAATCAGTTCGTTTGTCGCTTCAATTTTACCCTCGGCATAAAACTTGCTCGCAAGAGCCATTCCGACTGAAACTTCATCGCCTGTTTTATACTTCACACCATCCTTGACAAATGTTACGTTATAACGCTTAGTCAGGTTTATTCTATATTCTTTTCCCATAATTATTCTCCTTATGCTCCTTGAGTGATACCTTCTATTACAGTAGAGAATGTGTCCTTTACAAATGCGGTCTTATATTGCGACTTGATATAACACATCAGCCTCTTCTCTGCGATTACAGTCACGATATTCTTGCGGAAATCGTCATTCTCCCATCCTAAGGTAATAGACAATTCCCACAAGTCACGAATGTTCAAGTATGAGAAATCACCCATGATGAAATCTCCTTGTTTCACTGCTGTAGTAGTTTCTACACGCAATCCCTGAATCAATTCATCTCCATATCGGAATGGGCGGAGATATTGACCGTTAGCATCCTTAGCCAACTGCATGGACGCGTAATCCAATGGGTTCATCAGTACAAGGTTCGGACGATAAGCCATTTCGCTGGTGGATACAATTTGCGAATATCCAGCCACAAGAGCATCAAACATATTTGGCTTCTCAACATAGAAAGTAGAGAGAGAGAATGCCGGCATATCCGATGCAACGCCTTTTATTTCTCCACCAGAGCCATTGCCTGACAAAATTCCCTGCTCTTCTTTGATTCCAAGTTTATTTACCATTTCCGTTTCAACTTCATTGACGAAGCTGGGAAAATCCGACAGCGTTTCCTCTGTAAATTTAGCAGCAATAGCCACTTTGGCAACGGTTATTGTTTTTTCTGTCAATGTCGCATCCATCAAAGGCTTTAGCCCACCTTCAGAAACCCATGCAGCATCTCCGTCCTTGCTTGTATATTCCGCATAAACCAAAGCCCTATTATTTGTGCTTGATACATTTGCATATTTTCTAATGACGGTTTGCGCTCTCGGATTGACTGATAAATTTGGGTCAACCTCAAGTCCGTAATGCGGAGCAAGGGCCCCGGAAGTAATAGTTGCAGCGTCTTTCTTTTCCAGCACAAGATTTAATCCCAACTTATTGCCGGGAGCCGACTGACAAGCCGATTTCAAATCAAGAGACATAACGCCCTTCTTGTCCGCAGCAATATACTCCTTGAGCTGTTCGTGTAGCTGCTCATAAACAGATTTAATCTTTACCTCCCCGTTTTTACCTACTTCGGTAGAAGCCTTTACACGTAAAATGGCATTCTCCAATTCATTAACCTTCTCCTCAAAAGTCTTTTTGTCAATGCCGGCAAAATCCTTTTCCTTGATGTCATTTATGGAATCAGCGGCATCCTTTATGGATTTACGCAAATCTTCCAATTTCACTTCATCCGCAAGATAGCCTTTCACTTGTTTTTCAAAGGCTTCTCCCATTTTTTCGTCCAAAGATTCAAAAAACTTCTTGTTTTCTTCGGACAAGCCGGATGTGTCCATAAGTTCTAAAAATCCTAATTTCATACCGATTTTAGTTTTAATAAATTACATAATGATTTTTCTTCCGTTTTGCCATTACTGCCGGCTTCCATCCCTTTGGGTGGAGCAGGCATAACACCGTCCGGCCTAAAAGATGCAAGTGACATTGCTTTGGCTATAATTTTTTGCAAACGCTGTTGCTTGGTTGTACTCATATTTTTACATAACAAGGAAATTTCACCGCTTAAATCCTTATAAGCGTTTTCGTAGTCTTCAATTGACTTCAACCCCAAATACTCGGTTTCTCCATTACAGCCAATTGATACCACCGATATTTCATACAACTTAACCTCTCTAACAATCAGGGCTTCTTTTTCGTAATCCCATTCGCAATTCTCCCATACATACTCATAGCCAATAGAGAATTGATTAAGCGTGCCTGACTCAAGTTGTTTTATGGCCCTATCTCCAAGTTCAATCTCATCAATGCGCGCCTCAAAATAAAGCCCTCTATCATCTTCTTTCAATTCTGTAATAAATCCCAAAGGCTCTGACATGTCGTGCATCCAAAGGAGTATAATTTTGTCATTTGCCTGGCTTTGCGGCCCTCTTTCATTGATACTTTTTGAAAAGCAACCTTTCAATAGAATATCATGAGCCTTATCCATGTTTCCGAATACAGCAGCGTATCCGCTGATAGTCCGGCTTTCGGGGCTATATTGGACATCCTTCGAGTTTATGGAGAACAATTTATACTGCATCCCCATCTTATCTTTGTATTTATTTGTCATTGTTTCCATTTTCCTTACTGTTATTGACGTTATTTTCAACAGATGCACTGCTTGCTGCATTGCTATCAAAATCTCCTTTTGGATTATCCGGGTCAATATCTATGTATCTTGCAACTTCTATACGTGCCTCATCATGTGTTATCAAAGACTTATCTATCAATCTCTGTAAGGCATCAGCAACTTTAACCAATGTATTGGCTTCTGTCTCCTTATTGGTTTGAAGGCATTCAACATCTGTAAAATCAATTTTAATAAAAACACCTTCCGGACATATGGCTTTTGAAAGACATTCTGCTATCTTTCGGCTATCTGGAATGATTACGTCCTGATAAGCCTTTTTCCCAGCACTTTCAAGGTTGTCGTATTTGGCATCCGTAAAAAGATTGGCATTTATGCCCATTGCATTGGCAATCTTATCTGTACACCTCTTATCCTCTTCATGAAGTTTTAATTCATCAGCATTAAAATCAAGAGGAAGCCATCCTAATTTGTAACGTGTCACCAAAATGGGATATTCCTTGTTTACTAAGCCATAATCACGTTTAAATCTGTCCTTTATATCCTTTTCATCTTCCGAGGAAAGGGCAACATTTCCCATCTGGTCAGTATAATCATTATAGAGCACGCCTTTAGGACCACCATTTACAAGCAATGTATGGCTTGCAGACATAGAAGCTACCCAGTTTGATATAGGCTGGGAAAGGCTATCTGAAACGGACTCAAATTTGACATCAGCAGTCGCACCGCTATTTATTACTATATTGCTGTCATATATTACAAGGTATTCATAATCCTCCAACTCTAATCGAGTTCCGTTACAGTCTATATATACACTTGATATAATATTTTTTAGTTCGTATTGGCGAAACACCTTACCGGTTCCTTCCATATGGAAAATCTCAGGTGGAATTATCCACATTGCCTTAGGAGTGCTTGTTTTTGTCGCTCTAACAAGAACAATTGGACAATAGCCGAATACCTTAAGACATATTTCAATTTGCTTTACAAATGAAGAGAATGTTTGCAGCGGATTGGGAGCGTTGAGTATATTACGTATATCGGCAAATGTTCTTTTTTCATTTCCATCCTTATCTACCACATAAGGAATACCACGGGACATCATAGAACCGATTTTATCAACTACAGTGAAGAAAGGCGTACAGGAAACAAGCGCTCCGGCTTTATCCAAATTGTCAGTCATGTCATAATATACTTTCCATTTGGAACGCCTTCCAAACAAATCGGACAAAAACCAGTAGTTTCCTGCTGCATCTCTTTCTACCCGATTTACATTATCATACATCGGGATAGACTTTTTATTTTCTGGCTTCCAAAATTTAGTAAATATGCCCATATACAAAGCAGGAGCGACAGCAAATTAATGCGGCCACTCCCATATATTTAGTGTTTTAGTCCATTAATACGGTTGCGTGCAACTTCACACGCTTGTAGTGACCCTACGTGTGCAAATATATATATTATTTAGACTAATTCCAAATAACAAACAGCATTTTTATGATTATTTTTTTGATTTTCTTTTTACTCTATCTGCTATACAACACAATACATACATTGCTTCATAGACATCTTTACCGTCATAGTCCATTAGATTACGCATAAATAAGGACATTTTATTATCTCTCTTGAATTTAAAATCTCGAATTAGCCCCTTAAATGCTTCAATATAAGAAAGTTTCCCTGTATTTTCTTGCCTTGCCCACACATCACCTATTTCAGCCCTATAATCGCGTATATAATGAAGCATCGCCTGCGAAGTCTCAATGTTTACATCGGCACCAGCGACCAGCGCGGCGATTTCTTTGATGGGAATCAATTCTCCTATATACGCATCGTCCACATATATTGCATCATGTACAACATACGCTTTCGCATACAGAAAACGCCCATTAAGCAGTGGATGTATTTCTACAATTGGAATGCCGGAAAATGCGACTGTCGCAGCCTCATAGCTGTCATATTCAAAATCTCCGCGTTTTTCTACGGTTCCGGTAAGAGCATCTGCCCCATCATCATGTGCGTTTTTTCCGAACTTCCTAAAAGATTTTATCTCTGCATAAAATTCAGGAAAGAGCACTTCCCAACCTTCCGGCATATATGTAAGATTCATAACCTCAGCGGAGCGGGTAAATATTCGAACTTCCTTATTCCCCGACTGATGAAACCATTTTATTTCTGTTTCATTATTGCCCATTATCCGTGATTGCCGCTCTACGTTTCGGGCAAAACCACGTCCACCGTTATTGCTTTCAATGTTAGCTATGGTTACTCTATCTTTGGCAAGCAAAGCTGCAACTTGCGGTTCCGTAACCTCCATAGGAGCGTCCGTATATAGTATGCTTAAAATAAAGTTGCCTATTTCTGTATCCACATAATCTATGGAACATAATCTGTCACTGCCCGTATCTGCGGTATCGGTATAATTTTTCCGAATGGCACGGTTGGTATATGGTATTTCCCTATAAGTCTTGAATGTACCGTACATGAGACCTTCTATAGGTGTAGGGTTCTGCATATATTGTGTTTCAAAGACGAATGGATTTATTCTATTAAGATTATGCAATTCATCCAATGTGTGTTTAAATTTCCACAAAGGAAATTCTTTCCCGTCCGCTTCTTTTTCTATGGCCGGCAATGAAAGAACAGTCCATTGCCCTGGCTCTGTTTTCATAAGATAGCCGCACAAATCATTCTCATGCAGGCGCTGCATGATTATTACAATCGGGGTGTTTCGGCTGTTCACTCGGTTACGGATAGTAGTTTCAAAGCGTTGGTTAACCTTTTCCCTTTTCACGTCAGACAAAGCGTCCTCCGGCTTAATAGGGTCGTCTATGACAATGGCGCCAGAAAACCTTGCCCCCTTTAATATGCCATCTATTTCTTTTTCTGTTTCTTTATCATCTATATCGTCCACCTCTCCAGCGCCAAATCCCGTTATCTGTCCACCTGTTGACACCGCATATACACCACCGCCAGCAGTGGTACTCCACTTCTTTTTGCTGTCTGTGCCTCTCTTTATCTGGACATACGGGAACAGCTGTTGATACTCTTCTGATTTAACTATGTCTCTAATCTCTTCTGAATTATCGTGAGCCAAATCGTCAGAATATGAAAGATGGACAAACTTTGAGGAAGGGTTGAGTGCCAATCCGTATGATATAAAGTTCTTTACGGCTAATTCGGTCTTTCCATATCGTGGTGCAATATTGATTATCAGTTTTTGAATTTTTCCGGAAATAACATCATCCAACGCATTACATATGCGTTCATGGTGTCTGCTCACCACAAATTTGCGCCCTGTTTTACTTTTAAAGAAAAATTTTGTGTAATTGAGAACGCCCGACATACAAAATGCTTGTAGATACCGTACACCGTCCATCATAGCCTTTCTATCAGTTTCTTTGCATCCTCGACACTTATGGGTTTGCTGGTATTCATCTCTATTTCGGTAGGCTCATCAAACCCAAGCATTTTACATATACGCTCAATAGCCTTTATCTTATCATAAAGTTCTATCTTCACATATTCAACATCTACAATTTCCGGAGCATCACTTGTTCCGATATTTTTTTTCAATATTTTGGTGGATATGCTTTTTATTGCCGATTTCTCTTTATCAGAGAGTTCATCAAATTCTTTACGCTCTATCCATGTATTGTGCATGCTGGCAATGGATGAGAAAGCTATACCGGACAATTCTTGTAGAATGCGTTCTTTAGTTATGTCTGATTTGTTTTTTTGTTCTTCCTGCAACTCTTTAACCCTTTGGGCTACATTTGGGTTAGACAACAATTTGCAAGATTCTTCCCACACTTGTTTGTCTTTCATCTTCTTGGACGAATAGGCACGACGATAAGCATCAGAAGCATTGCCACTTTCGATGTAGTAGTTGCAAAAATTCTCTTGTTTGATTGTAAGTCCTTTCATGTCTTTTCGTTAGTATGGGAAGCATGCCACTTGACATGCTTTTGCAAAGATAATAAAAATATATTGCAATCATAGCGCATATTTTAATGTTCTTAATCATGGCTTATTGGTTATACACTCAACCCAAATTCCCGGTAACACCAGCCACGTGGGCATAGAGTGTCCTTTAGGCGATTTGGCAGTCCGATTTCACCTGGACGTATTGAGCCAAACGGCCAACGGACTTTCCTCTTGAATGGTTCCAAACTCCCGTATAACGACCGAGCCTTTCAAGGGGCGAATGACATCAACCTGCATCCGCTTCGAGGTTTTAGGTGGGGTGACACCCGTACAAGCATCCTCTAAGTGCTTCCTTGTATCGTACTTCCTGCGGTTTCCCGCCCCGTTTTCACAGCCCTCTACAAGGTTCCTTCATCGGTCAGAGGTGCACACACAGCGTCATGACCGATTGTATACTGGCTTTAAATAGAAAGCCCCGTAATAGGTACGAGCTACTACGAGGCAATCATATATAAACTCCATAAGGAGAATGTTTAATCAATGTCTAGTAACATCCCGTACTTGTTACACGGGTAAAAGTAGGAATGTTTTTTTGCACATTCGGAGAAAAGGAACAATCTTTAATATTTACTTTTCATCCTGTCGTTAAAAGGGGCTAAAAGGTGGCAAAAGCACCTAAAAGGGTGATATAATAAAAATGACATGCACGTTACCAACTAATAATCAACACATTATTGATATAGAAAGGCATCTTTATATTAACATTTTATTGTATTGATAACGATATATTTACATATTGATATTGTTCACGAAATCAATGACCTTTCTATTCGCTTCATCCACTTTTTTCATATCGAAACGGATATAGATGTCAGTCGTTGTACTGTTCGCCCAACTATGCCCAAGCGCGTGGGCGATTACCTCTTTGGGGACATCGAGTTCTGCCGCTACCGTGGCCCATGTGTGTCTTGCCCAATATGAGGACAAATCAGGGAATAAAGGATTTCTACTCTTTTTCCCTCCCAATCCCTTCCTTTCTGTCTCTCCAATCTGTTTTAACCCTATTCCCATACGATGTAGGAAATCCTTGTAATTTCCGTATTCATCCATTATATTAAGAAGATAATCCTTCCCTTTGTATTTCTCAATTATAGCCTGCGCTTCCGGTTCTACTTTAATACTGTATAATTTCCCCGTCTTAGCTCTTTTATATTCAAAACGACCATTTACCAATGCAGAATGTTTTGCGTTGAACAAATCAGCTGCATTTACCCCTATGAGATAGAACATGAGCATGAACATATCCCTATATCTAATCTGGTATTCCTCACATGGATAATCTCTCAATAACCTAAGTTGTTCTGCTGTAAGACTACGTTTCCGGGTTTCCTCTTTCTTTATTGAAAACCTTCTGAATGGATACAGTGTTGTGTACTCCTCATCAATGGCGTAGTTGAATACACTACGTATGTTCCGTAAATGAATAGCGTAGGCATTAACCTTCATCGTCTTTGCCATCCATGCTTCAAAGTTTTCCAGCCATGACTTATCCATGCTCTCAAAAGTACAATGACTATCGTATTCCTCAATCTTGTTTCTTGTGGTTGTGTATATAGACTTAGTCCCCTGATTGGTTTTCTTGGAAACGAATTCATCAAGATAATAGAGAAACGTCTTTTGATTTTCAACCTTGCTACTTATAGCGTCCTCTATCAACTTCTTCAAAGCTTTGTCTGTAGTTGATTTCAACTTTTCTTGTTGCTCTAAAGTAAATATTACTGTTTCCGCCTTGTTTATTATTCCACGGGCAACTATATTTCTCGGCTTGTAATTTTGTGCACGCACAGAATATTCGTTCCCATTCCATTCTTTTTCCGATGCACTTAGCTGCGTAGCTATCATTATTTGTTTGTTGTGGAATACATTCAACTTTATCGGATAAGTGCCATCTTTTTTTTGCCTTCTTTTATCAAGGTAGAATTTAACCGTTGCCATATATCTATGTTTTTAGTTTATGCAAATCTGAAAATTTGCATAGAATTTGCATACAAAGATAAGATTAAAGGGGTTTAAAAGGGGCTAAAAGCGGAATGTTATTCAGCATATATAAAAAAATAAGCAGCTACTTTATTTGTAACTGCTTGATTTTCAAGAGAGCGGAAAACGGGACTCGAACCCGCGACCCTCAGCTTGGGAAGCTGATGCTCTA